CTTGCGAGCGATATGTCGCCCCCTAGCTTGCGAGCGATCCCGTCAACCGGCGGCGGCGGCCGACGTGGGCTCTCGGTAGCCCAGGGGGACCCGGTTGCGAATCTGCCCCTTCAGTCGGTCGGCCCAGGCCTCGCCGGGGTCGGCATCTTCGTAGTTCATGCCAGTCGCCTGTTCGGCCAGGTCCTCGATCCAGGCGTCCGGGCTCAGGCTCGGCTGCTCGTCGCCCAGGGTATAGCGACGGTGCCACGTTACCATCGTCCCCAGGCAACAGCCGGCGGCGTCCTCTCGAGGGTCCAGGGGTGTCTCGTCGACGATAATCTCGATCAGGTGCCCTCGATATGTTTCCTCGTGTACTTTCGGCCAGGCATGGCTCATAGCGCCCCCTTTCTTCCGGTCCTTCTTGTCGGCTAGTGACCATCCCGGAACATGCGGACCCTTGTGAGCCCTGCGTCCAGGAAGATGATCCACAGGGACTGACGGCTCGGCGTGATGTTCAGGTCGATCCCCAGGCGCTTGGCCCGGTCGGCGCCGACGAACCTGGTCCACTCGTCCCGGTGATCCTTGAAGTAGCGCACAACGCGCTCGAGCTTGCGGTCCTGGACCGGCGTCAGTCGAACAGGGTCCTTCTTCTTTTCCTTTGCGAGCAGTTTTCTAGGCATGGCTCTCTCCCTGCTGTAGGTCCTCGAGTTCGTCAGCCGTCGGGCAGAACGGCGCCCGCTCGGCCGGCGTGCCTGCTCCCCATCCATGCGAGACGTACCGGCGATAGGTCTCACAGTTGTCACACCATTCCTCTCCGTCCAGCACCTTCCTAAGCGGGCCCCCGCATGTATGACAGTGCCCACAGTTGACGGCGCGGTCTCCTATCATTCTCCCCCCCCTCGGCTAGAGCTCCCCGTCGATCTGCAGCAGCACGTTCTCGGCGGCGTACAGATACGAATCTTGATTGCATAGCGGATTCCCGCTGTCCTCAGGCCCTTCAGGGCCATAGATGTCGTGAAGCTCCTGCACGACGTACCGAAAGTATGTCAGGATCGAATCGAGCTCGACGCCGGCCTCGAATGCGGCGCGTAGCACTCCCCTCTCGATCAGCATGGCCCGCTTCTCGTGATCCTCTTGCCCACCTATCACGTCCCCCTCAGGGACCAGGCACACTCGGGCCTTGTCTAGGTCGCCCCAAGCGTCGGCGTCGGTCAGGACGATGACCTTTCTCATGTTCACTTGGCGCCCCCTTTCTGCGACGGCGGCGGCATCAGACTGTGCGGCCACCCTTCCGGCCGGACCTCGGGGCCGTCCGGGGGCTCCCCCTCGTCCCAAACGCCGGCGTTCTCGAGCTCGATCCTCAGGGCCCGGGCGTAGTCCTCGACGTCACAGTCTCCCTGCTCGAGGCCCTGGACCAGGATGTTGGCGGCCGTCAGCACGCCCTCGGGAATCCCGTTGACCCGGGCGCCGCGGCGCTCGGTGACGGGCTCGAGCGACTCGAGCGCACACAGGAGCTTGGCCGGCCGGACGTCGACCGGGACGTCATACTCGTCCCGACCCGTCGCCAGGATCAGGGCCGTCCGGGCCCGGTTGATGTTCGGATGTTCCTCGGGCGCAAAGCCCTCGAGCATCCAGCGAAGCGAATCCAGGACGTCGCCCAGGGCCAGGGCGACCCGAGACGGCGACCCGGGATTGATCCCGCTGCAGGCATTCACACACACACAGGCAGTCTCGGCGAACATGCGGGTCCAGGGCGATCCGCCGGCGAACGTGGCGACGCCCAGGGGCTCGTCTACTCCGTCGTCGGCGTCACAAACGACGTCGATCTCGCAGTCATAGCCCTCGCCGTCGGGGTCCAGGGGCCGCATGGCACCGATCCCCCAGGGCGTGAAAGGCCCAGGCGTCTCAAGGTCGCCAAGCACCGACACAGGCCGGCCCCTGTCATAGGCCTCTCGGATCGTGTCCTTGTCCAGGTCGGCGCCGGCGTCGACCAGGCAGACCCGGGCGCCGTCGGCCGCGCTGTAGGTCTCTCCGTCGTTCAGGACCACCAGCAGCATCTTCTCCATGTTGCCCCCTTCCTAGTCCTCGTCGTCCTCGTCCTCGTCCTCGTCCTCGTCCTCGTCCTCGTCCTCGCAGTCGGCCAGTTCGTCCTCAAGCTCGGCCAGTTCGTCCTCGAGCTCGGTCGGCCTGATGATCCCCTCGCGCTGCTCTCCGTCCAGCCAGTCGTTCAGGCCACAACGATAGGCGGTCGGGTCCAGTTCCTTGATGATGTCGGCTGGCCTGAACGTCAGAATGCCCAGGGTCACGTCTCCATAGACCTCATTCAGCATGTCCTCGTACTGGTCGGTGTAGTCGTCCGGGTCCGGCTCCCAGGAATCGATCTCCCCCCGGACCCTCTCAATGTCGGCCTCGACCTCGGCCCTTGTCCTCAGGTCGCTCATTCGCCCCCCTCTCCGGCCTCGGCCTCGGCGGCCTGGGCCTCGAGATACGTCAGAACCTGGTCAAACACTTCACGCTTCTCCCTTTCCTGGGCGATTGACAGGGCCTGGAATCCGTCCAGGTCGCCCCCGTATTCCTCGAGGGCCAAGCCCAGGAAGTAGACACGCCGGTTATCGCTGTTCAGCCATTCCGTCAGGGCGCTCGTGTAGCAATCGCCCTCGATCTCGGCCCCGAGCTCCAGGAAGTCGTCTCCGGGCCCGGCCTCAGCCAGGCGCCCCAGGGCGTCGACGATGTAGTCATAGCGCCAGTTGTCCGGGGGGACCTGGCCGTCCTCGTGTGCAGCGAACGCCAGGCCCTCGACCCAGGCCGGCGCCCCGTCGACCAGCCTATAGAACAGGTCCTGCTCGACCGTCGGGAATGTGCGCTCGGCCTCGGCGGCCAGGACGTCGGCCCCGAGTTCGGCCTTGACGGCCTCGAGCTCCTGGTCGTAGACCGGCCGGCCCTCTCCCCCGTCCCGGAGACGGGCATAGGCCGCGGCCAGGCGTCTGACGTTGCGTTCCCTGACGGCCGCGGCCCGGTCGACCTGCTCAAAGTAGCCCAGGGCGGTCTCGGCCAGGGCCGGGACCGTTGCCGGGCCCCTCTCCTGCTCCTGCTTCTCGCTCATGGTCGGCTCCTTTCTGTGCCCCCGACCCGGGGGCGCCCCCTTCGTTTCCGTCAACCTCGACTATGATTATAGCTGCCATGCCCCCATGCAGTCAAGCACTTTCTTCGACGGAGACCCCGGCGCCCTCGAAAGTTAGCCCTGTTCATATTCTGAACAGTGGTATTTTTCTGTTCTGTTGACTCTAAGGGGCGATCAGTGCTAGACTTGCGACGGTTGCGGGTGTGATCTCGGCGTCCCCCAGGGGGCGCCAGGCGCACAAGGGGGTCGGCGCCCCCGTCGCCAGGCGGGGCGTCGCCCCCGGCGGGCCCAGGGCCAGGGGGAGCTCGAGGGCCGGCCCCGGGACCGGGCCCAGGGAGAGCTCGAGGGCCCGCCCCAGGGAGAGCGCCGCGGCCGGCGAGGGCCGACGATATGCCGACCCCTAGCTTGCGAGCGATATGTCGTCCCCTAGCTTGCGAGCGATCTCCAGATTCAGAGCTTGGGAGCGATCTGCAGACCTGGAGCTTGTGAGCGATCGCGCACGATAGCTTGGGAGCGATCACAACGCATACGTTTGTTTCTGAGATTACAACCCGGGGGGCTTGTATGAGGGCAGTTACAAGGGCCCGGCTACGGGCAGAGGCGAAGCGCATCGGCACCGCCCAGGCCCGCCGGCGCATCAACCGCCTGAAGGACACACATCCCTACCTGACAGAGAAGGAGCTGGAGTCCATCGAAGCGGACCTCCAGCTCTCCTACATCGCAGGATTCACCCGCGGACTTGCCCATCGCAACGACTACTAGGTCATCGGAGCACGCCGATAACAGTCCTCAAACTCGATGAGGACCTGCCAGGCCTTCTCACGGCCGGCGTCGTAGAGCTTCCCGCATGACTTGAAGTCACGCGGAGAGAGCTTGCGGCCCTCCTGGTTGTGGAAGATGACGAGCCACCCTCGACGCGGGCAGTAGCGCACGTTCTCGGAGACGAACTCTCCCCACCCCTCGATCTCCTGCTTGTACTCCTCGTAGGAGATCTTCTCGCGGGCCTCCGCACTCCACTCCCAGGGCCAGAACTTCGCCTGGTCTTCGACGGGCGACATGCCCGCGTACCCCAGGATCGAGACGAACGTGATCGTGTCGGGCCCACAGAGCTCGTCCATGATCGGGATCTTGTTCAACATGCAGGCAGCGTCGCCCCAATAGGCCCCCCGCCACTTCACCTGAGGGTAGAGCCCGGGGACTGCCATGCTGGTGATGACCGCCTCCAGCGGCGGCATCGAGGGATCGATACCGGGCCCAAACATCTCACGACCCGAACGACTGTAGCAGGACACCCCGACGTAGAGTGGGACCTCGAGAAGGTCCCACTTCGGGGGCAGGAACAGGTCCAGGTACTTCGCCAGAGGCTCAGGATTCAGGACGTGACTACGCCACTTCCGACGCAGGAACCCGATGAGCAGGCTCAGATTGTAGTCCCCGAACGACGAGCGCTTGACACTGTGCCACCACTCTCCGAGAACCTCCGGGGGCATTCCGTAGGCCCAATGCGAGAGGTTGAACGCCCCGATGCTGTTGCCGACCAGGGCCTTCAGCGTGAGAGGTTCCATCGCCCTCCGCTCGAGCCACCATCGGACGGACTCGATGTGCCCGCCCTGAAGACAGCCCTTGTTCCCGCCACCTGTCCCGACAAACACGACGTTTGTCGGCCGACGGAACAGCGGCGCCAGTGGCGACGGCCCGAATACATCCGCGATCATGTCAGTCCTCCTCACCGAAACGTGACAGCTCGGCCTCGCGGTCGCGACGCGCCGCCCGCTTCTTCTCCCTGGCGCGACGATCCTTCGTCCGTCTCCGCGCCCGCTGCAACTCGCGCTTCTCCGCGTCGGCAGTCTGCCCGCTCACGTCCTCGAACTGAGCGTCGATGATCCCCTCTCCTCCCGTGCTCGTGAACCGCAGATCCGAAAGGATTCTATCTTGCAGGACCGTCCGCTTCGCGCAGGACCCACAGACGTCGTCGACGATGAACGCGAGCTGGCGCATCATCGACGTCACATCGGACATCGTGAGGAACGCGCCGACCTTGACCTGCATCTCGATGATCGCCTTGAACGTCTTACGGATCTCGGCGCTCAACTGGATGAGGAGACGGATCTTGGGCTGGTTCTCTTCGGTGAGCCAATCGGACGGGCTCTCGGGAAGCGACCCGTAGATGTGTCCGAGCAGCCCCTTGAGAGAGAGCAGCTCAGCAGACAGATGGAAGAGCTCCGGATGCTGCCGGAGCTCCTCAGTCTTCTCTGCGAGTGAGAGGGTATAACTCTTGCTGTAGAGGCCGTGCTTGATAGGGCCTCCGGGACTGGCCCCGCCGTGGAACTTGCACCGGCCCGTGCCTACGTGGTCTGTGCCGAAGCCGGCCTGGAGACTACAGTAGCCTCCACTCCGGTTGACTGCGTTGCAGGTTTCCGTCGGTTCCCGCATCGGGAGCGTCGTCTTGCGGTCGCTGTTGCCGCCCATGAATCCACCTACATGAAGTCTGAGATGTCAATACGGAGCTCCACGGACTCGACGATCTGCCCCCCGATGTTGGTCTGAGTCGTCACTCCTTCAACGCATCCGATCGTGCCCAGGGACCCGAACACGTCGACCTCGCTCTGGTCGAACGTGATGATCGGCGGCATCCCCGCGTCCTGCATCCTCTTGATGTAGGCCGGGATCTGCTTCAGGGCCTTGTTGATCTCATCGATCTTCGACTGAGGCAGGTGCTGTTTCGGCCGGATGATGAGCAGGCCCATCTAGCCCTCCAGATCATCGCCGGCCAGGGGCTTCGTAGCCTTCTTGGTCTCCTTCTTCGACGCCCTCTTGGAGCCGCCCTTGACCGTGGCCCCGTCCTCGAGCGCGTCGGCGATCGCCGACGTCTGATCGGCGATAGACTCCAGGAGCTTCACGATCTCGCCGAGATAGAGCACCGGCATTCTGAACGGGCAGTCGTAGGCCTGCGCCTCCACTTCCTTGACGCCCCTCTTCCTGAGATCCTCCATGCCCGCCTCGTCGAGGACCCGGACCGCAATCGCACAGTCGTTGCACTGCGCCGGGGCGCTGCGCTTGATGGGACATACCCTATTCACTCGAAGTGCCTCTGGCATTCTATCTCCCCTTGTCTGAGACCTACCCCTTCGCGCCGTCCCGCTTACGTTCCTTCTGCTTCTCAACCATCCGGTCCAGCTTGTCGCGCTTGCCTCGCCAGATCTGCATCTGGCGGTCGTCTCTCGGGATCATGAGCTCCGGGCCCTGGCTCGGGACCTTGCTCATGTCGGGCTCCACGAACTCGGGCCTCTTCACGACTTTCTTGCAGCCGCGACAGACAATCGACCAGGTCCGCTCCGTGACGTAGAGCAGCCCGCCGCAGTGCGGACAGCCGGCGATCATGTCTTGAGCTCCCGGATACGCACGCGGTCGACCTTCGAGGCCTGCTCGGCCGTGCAGATGAGAACGAGCCGGTTCCCTCTCGAGATGTAGGCATCGCTCACGCCGAACCAGACCTCCTGCAGCGTATCGTACGCCGCGATGCGTCCGGCGCCCTTGCACTCAGGACAGACCTCGACCGTCTGCCCTTCGTTGATCTCCTCGGGCGTTGCCGGACGACGCCCGTCCTCGGCGATGAACATCGCGCCGGCGCCCTTGCACTCCGGACATCTCTGGTATTCGTGCCCCTGCGTCATGAGCCCGACGTGATCGATGCGGGTCTGCGCCGGATCGACGCTCCGGCCTTCCTTTTCAGGCCACTTCTTCTTGAGTGCTTCCCGCGTCTCTCGGTCCACTAGCCCTCCTCGTCGCCATCGAACTCCATCTCCGCCTGCGGCTTGTCGCGCTCGGCTCGAACGCGACGCAGGACCTCGCGGAGCCAATCGATAGGGCTCTCTCCCCGGCACACGTTGAGGGCGCCAAGTATCCCGTCCAGGGCCTCGTCGGACTCCGTCCCCTCGGGCGCCAGCGTATCCAACAGGGCCATGCCTGTGTCGAACCCCATCTTGAGCCTGGCCACTATCTCCTTGCACTCGTTCAGGGTCAGGTCTTCCGTCGGTGCCTTCTTCGCCACAATGCCCCCTCTCTCGAATCGCTACTCACGAATCGACGCTATACCATCTCGCTTCACAACTGTCAAGACATCAGGGAAGTTCTGCTGGATGTTCGGCAGATGACTGATGAGCACGATGGACCTGTCCTGTTCGCGCTCTGACTCGAACAGCTCGAGCGCCGCCTCCCGGCCCGTCGCGTCCAGGTCCGCCAGGACCTCGTCGAGCATCAGGAACCCGATGCGCGACTCCATCGCACGACTGGCAACAGCATTCAGCCCCAGGTACAGGGCCAGGGCCATCCGCTTCTTCTCGCCCCCGCTCCAGGCGTCCCACGGGCTCTCACGTCCCGTCTCCAGGTCGGTGATGAGGATCTCGAACTTCTCCGCAGTCCCTCCCGACTGCAGCGGCACTACGGTCTCGAACCGGACACGCACCGCCGGATAGAGCTTCTCAAGGTAGCTGTTGACTTCGCTCTCGAACTCCGGGATGAAACTGTCGACTACCAGAAGCCGGATCCGCGGGAAGCCGTCGGCCCAGTACTTGGCCATGCGGATGGCCTCGTTCAGGTCCCCGATCTGCTCGCCATATTCGGCCAGCTCCTTCTCGAGCTTCTTCTTCTCGCGCTTCGCAGACTCGATCGTCGCGATGTTCGACCGGGCCTCTTCGACCACGAGCTTGCCGGCCTCGATGTCGTTCTCCATCTCCGTGAGATCGGGCTCCTCATCCGGCAGCCCCTCGCAGGCTTTCTCAGCAGCCTTGAGCTTCTTCTTTGCCTCGAAGATACGCTCATCGTGGTGGTGCTTGCGCTCCTCGATGGTCTTCTCGACCTCGCCCTGGTGTGCCTGAGCCGCCTCGATGGCAGACATCTCGTTCTCGAGCCCGTCGATGCGCTTCTGCATCGCGGCCAACTGCTGCTGCTTCTCCTTCAGCCGGAGAAGTTCCTCGGAGTTCTTGACCCGACGGGCACTGAGTTTCTTCAGGGTCTTCGAGTACTCACGGGCCTGGGCATCGAGCTCGTCGGCGGCCTCCTTTATCGCGTCCGCTGCCTTAGCATCGATGACCCGCCGGCACGTCGGGCACGCCGACCCCTTCTGGCCCAGGACCTCGAGGAGCTTCTTGCGCGTACTGTCACAGGAACCGCGGAGAGTTGAGGTCTTGGCGATCTTAGTCTGCAGCTCGACTTCCCTTTCCTGGCCGGCGGCAATCGCTTCGGTCACATCCTCATCACCGGCCAGAGCAGCGTAGTCAGCCCGGGCACCTTCTATGTTCTTCTTGATCGTGCCGAGCTTCTCGATCTGCGCCGCGTCCTTCTCGAGCTGCCTCTTCCAACGTCCCAGGTCCTCACTCCGCTGATCCTTCCTGGCCTGGACCTCAGACGCCCAATACTCCGCATCAGTCCTGAGCTCGTCCGCCCGCTTCGCCTTCTCCAGGTTCGATCGCAGTGTCTCGAGGAGCCGCTCCCTTGTCACGAGAGTCTTCTGTGCCCGGGCCAGTGCAGCATCCCAATCGTCTTCCGTCACCGACCCCATCAGCCCCTCGAGGAGCTCCGTTGCCCGTTCCTTCTTGGCCACAACGCGGCCGCGCTCTGACTCCCGCGCACCTGCCGTTGCCCGCGCCAGGCCGGCCGCACGCTCAACGATGTGCAGCCCAAGGATCTTCCCGACAATCTCGAGCCGGTCCTTGCTCGTGCCCTCGGCGAACACCGAGACGTCGCGCTGGCCGAAGTATGCTACGGACCTGAACGTCTCGAAGTCCATCCCGGTCAGACGGTTGATGGTCGCCTGGGTGAGCGTCGGCGTCTTGGCGGTCAGGTCCTCCACGCCGGCGTCGGTCTTGCGATGGAGCTCGACGCGGTTGTTCGAGCCACGATAACGCCGGATGCGGTAGACATCGCCGGCGACCTCGAATGACAGAACGGCGTGCCCGTTCGTCGCGCCGTGACGGATGATGGCGTCCTTGGGGATCTTCCTCAGGAGCTTCCCGTAGAACGCCCAGGCAACCAGATCGAGGATAGAGCTCTTGCCCGACCCGTTGCTGTCCGCTCCGGGCGTCTGGTTGTCTCCGACAATCAGGAGCATCCCGTACTTCGAGAAGTCGACGGACGCCTCCTCGAACGGGAGTAGGTTCTTGATTGTCAGCTTACGGAGTCTCATCTATGCACACTACCTTCAGGTGATCTGTTGTGATGCCTAACCTCTCCATCTCTGCAAGACACATCGGCGTGATTGTCGTGAGTCTGATGCGAGCCAAGCGGGCCTGTGCCAGCAGTCGAATCTTCCTGTCCATCCTGTCCTGCCCAAGGGGATAGAGCATTATCGGGAGCCCAAAGCGAGGCCCCACCCACAGGTATTTCATCCCCGTGGGTTTACTGAACATAACCCCGCGGACAACCTTATCCCTGTCAGCTATCATCCCACCCCCCCCATGACCACGGCGACCAGAAGAGCCAGAAACAGCGTCCCCATTCCGACACAGAGCGCCAGGAACGAACATCCCATTAGGGCCAGAAATAGACCCCACAGCAGGCGGTCTTGTTCGTCAGGGTTCACTATCTCTCCTCATCCCGTTCCGCTCGAGCCACTCCAGGAACTCCGCTCTGGTGTCCCACGACATCGGCACCCCGATCCTCTGGCCGCGGCTGTTCTTCAACGGCCCCACATGCTCGCACCAGGCGCCCTGCCGACTGACTCGCGCCTCCACGAGAGAGTACTGTCGAAGAAGGATCCCGGCCGAAAGGACCGCCAGCAGTGCGACCACACACAGGGCCCCGGGCAGATTACGGCTCCTCATGTTCACGTGCCTCCATCAGGAGCGAACGCCCCAGGTCGATGAGCTGGTTCATGCCCCTGGCACCGGGCGGCGGTTCCTGCTCGACGTAGATCTCAATGGCGTCGTCCAGAGAGATGCCGACCTGCATCCCCGCCATCCGAGACTCGCGCTCGCGCTTGACGATATCGTAGGTGGCGATGACGTCCCAAGCGCCACGGTCGCGTAGCTGCTTCTTGGCCGTCGCCAGGAGAGTCCCCGCGAACTGGTGACAGAATCCCGAGGACCCCCTGACGAACAGCTTGACCAGCGCATTCTTCGGGTCGACGGCGAGCCAGTTTGCTTTCGAGTTGGCCTGGTCTACCTCGACTTGGATGAACGGCCGGTCGTGGACGTCGGCGAAGAACACCTTGCGTACCTCGCCCGTATCCGGGTCGAGCTTGACGCACTTGAAGCCCTTCGCCTGGTCCCTTTCCGAGAACGTCACGCGCCCGATGGACCCGCTGTAGTAGAGCTGGTCCCCGCGATGGAAGTCGCCGAGCGCGACGTATGCGAACGGGTCGATATCTGCCTGGGTGATCTCGACCCCCTTCTCGGCCTCGTACGTGTCCGATGCCCAGGCTCCCATGACAGGGAAGTGCCCGAGCAGAATGTTGATATACTCGTCATCAGTCCAGGCCTTCCACTCTCGAGGGTAGACATCCCTCGCCCACGGCTGCACGACCAGGTTCACGTTGGCCCTCGACCGGACTGTAGTGAACATGTGATTCCCGAGCTCGTCCAGGACCGCCACGTTGCCGCTCTGCAGCGGAAACTCCTCCATGACGTAGCTGAACGTCTCCAGGAAATGGCCCTCCCGACCTATGTCGTGCTGGCCGATCGTGATGAACGTCTGGACCCCCGAGAGTAGGAAGTCCCGGAGCACCCCGGCGAAGACGCGCCGCGTGACCTCGTCAGGCCTGGAGTGGAAGATGTCCCCCGCAACCAGGATGAAGTCGACCCGCTTCTCGACGGCGAACGCCAGCATCTTCCTGATGTTGGTCGCCAGGTCCAGTAGCCGACGGCTGACCCCGGCCTCGTCACGTCCCCCATAGGAACACGTGTTGGTCAGGTGCCAGTCGGCAGTGTGTATGAACTTGAGAGCGGGTCGCTTCTTCGACATCTTCTAGTCGCCCCGGGAATGGGTCTTGCCAGGCCCACCCGGGCCCGGCGCCGCCATCGCCTTCGTGTGATCGACGAGCTTGAGCCTCTTCGAGTTGGGGACCTTCTTCAGCCGGCCCACGTCGACCCAGCAACAGGCCGCGGGTTTCCCCGAGTCCTTCTCGCACTTCTCCGGCTCGACGCACACGTGCATACAGCCCGTGTCGTAGACCGAGATCCCCGTCACCCGGCCCTTGAACTTGCTGATGACATCCTGAACGTGGTCTCCCCACTCGAACGGCGCTCTGAACTCCATACCCCCTCCTCTCAGAATCCGGACATTATCCGGACATTGATTCTGGCCCGTGTCGAGTTAGGCCCTAGCCCGCAGGCCTTTCTCTGGACACGAACCCGGACATCTACGTGGCCGGAACCACCCCGCACCCGCTAGGCGGCGTCAGGTTCGCCCGGGCGATGCTCTCAGTCTCGCACCACTCGGATTCCATGATGACCGTACCCTCGGAGTCGCGGGCAACGTGCTTCACATAGTAGGTGAACGTCTTACCGGCGTCGGCCTCGGAGATCGAATCGCGATACGTGCCCTGCAGTCCCTCGCCCATGTAGGGCAAGTCGACCGCGACCAGCTCCATATCCGCCTGGCCCTCCTCGAGCCGTGCGAGGTCGGTCGTGATGATCGCATCGGCCGGCCCGATCCAGGTCCCGTCGAGCCACGTGACGTCGAGCAGGCCGGTCTGAGTGTAGAAGTCCGCCGCGCAACACGCGCCCGGCATCAGCGCCATCGCCACGAGCGCCATCGCCAGCAGGGTCACTGGTAGTCTCATCGGTCCCTCCTAGTCTGTGGGAGCCACAGCACAGCCCCCGATCTCCAGCACATATCCAGTTGCCACTCTGAACATCAGCGTGTGCGTGCCGGGTCCGGCGTAGGGAGTCCAGAACTCCATCGTCCCCGCGCTGCTCGAGACGGGCTCGAGCTCCGGCACACGAACGCCGTCGACGTAGATCTCGTATGTCGTATCCGGCATAACACCTGACAGGGTGTGGTGCATGTTCATTGGCGCCGCAGCGACGACCGCCAGAACAAGCACCACCATCCCTGTCAGGGCGGGCCGGATCATTACTTCAGGTCCTCCATCACCGTGAAGATGTGGCCTCCGTTGTCGAACACGGTCGCGCCAGGACACATGCTGTCAGCGAAGTTCACCGCCTGGACGACGTCGTCGTCCGTGATGTTGTCGCCCGTCTGCGAGCCGGCGGGACCGCACGGGATGATGAGCGGCGGCAGCCGGAACGGGTTCTCGCGCAGGCCGTAGGGACCACCACGAATAACGTCGAGCCCACGGAGCCTCTGCGGCGAGCCGTCGTGGAACGAGTTCGGGAAGTTCTCGTAGCAGATGCCGTCACAGGCCGGGCAACGGTGCGTGCCGTTGCCGAACACGCTCACGCGCTCCTTGGTCCAGACTCTGCCCGACCGCTTGGCCAGATTGAATCTGAACGACGCGACGAAGAAGTAGAGGTCTTCGATGTAGCTCGTCAGCTCGAACTCCTCGAGCTTCACTCCGTTCCACTTCCCGAGCCACCAGTTGATGCCCTTGTCGGGCAGGTAGTCAAGGAACAGGCCGTCGGGGATGAGGCGGAAATGCGGTGCGTGCCCCACGAGCAGGCCACAGTGGACATCGACCAGGTCCCGGACCACGTTCTGATGCCGGAAGTCTATCATCGCCTGCGGGTTTGGCGTGTCACTGACCACGACCTCGCCCTCCGCGTTGCGGAACCAGGCATTGTTCGCCTCAACCGCTTCTCGAATCCTGACCTGGGGCTCCGCCTGTGATGTCCAACTGATGTAGATCACGGGGACATGTAGCAGTATCAGCGCCCCTTCGCGCTGACGGGCGATGCACCAGTCCATCGCCGCCGGGTCCTGCATCGTCCGCCACTGGACGCAGATGACCTTGTAGCGCCCATCGATGTCCAAGGGCGGCTCCTGCGCTCGGAAGAAGTATCCGGGCTTCACTCTATCGGGAAGACTCACAGCGCCTCCTCAATGGCTTTCGCCAGTTCCGCGTTCTCCTTCAGGACTCCCCTCAGCGCCTCACGACCCTGGGCGAGGGCCCCCTCCGGGAGCTTCCCGGAGAATGCGAGCTGGATCGCCGCCACCGTGTTCGCCGCCGGCGGATCTTCGCCCTCGCCCAGGTAGTAGAATGCGCCCTTGCGCGTGATGACGCCCGACGCCTCAGCCAGATCGATGAGCTCGCCTATGCGATCGAGCCCCTCGCCGTAGATGATCGCCGAACGGGCGACCCGGAACGGCGGAGCGAGCTTGTTCTTCACGACCTTCAATCTGAGCCTGTGGCCAGTCGGGCCCTCGTCCTTCCCGCCCGCACCCTTGATCTTCTCGCCAGCCCGGACGTCGATGCGCTGACTCGCATAGAACTTCAGGGCCCGACCACCTGGCGTCGTCTCGGGATTGCCATACATCACACCGATCTTCATGCGTATCTGGTTGATGAAGATGGCGCAGGTTCTGGTCTTGTTGATGGCCGCCGCGAGCTTCCTCAGCGCCTGGGACATCAGTCTGGCCTGCAGGCCCACGTGCGAGTCGCCCATACTGCCCTCGACCTCGGCACGCGGCAACAGGGCCGCTACCGAATCCAGGACAACGATGTCTACCGCGCCGCTCATCACGAACTTCTCCATGATCTCGAGCGCCTCTTCGCCGCTGTCCGGCTGAGAGACGATGAGCGGGTTGTCCTTGGTGTCGATGTGGACTCCCAGGGCACCGGCGTAGTCCCTGTCGAGCGCGTTCTCGACGTCGATCATGACCGCCGTGCCGCCCTGGGCCTGGCACTGTGCGATGGCCGAAAGGGCCAGAGTCGTCTTGCCCGAGCCCTCGGGCCCGTAGACCTCGACGATGCGCCCCCTGGCGAACCCGCCTATGCCCAGGGCCCGGTCCAGGGCCGGGCTCCCGGTCGGGATCACGTCTATGTGTTGGGTCGGCACGGTCCCGTCCAGGGCGAGAACCGAGCCTACCCCGTACTGCTTTTCGATCTGGCCAACGGCCGCGGCAAGGGCCGCTTTACGGCCGTCTTCTTTGGCCGTTGTTTTCTTCTTTCCACCCACGGCATCAGTCTCCGGATGAGTCGGACCAGCTCGCGCACGTCCGACTTGTAGGGCCCATAGGTCGCAGCTTCGTCTCTGACCAGGACTGCAGGATGGAGCATCGCGAAGTAGAGGCGGTGCCCGGTCTCCTTGGTGTAGAACGTCTGGCCGCGCTTTTTCTTGATCCCCTGCAGGCCGATCAGCTCCTGCAGTGGCAGGCCCCCGAACAGAACCACGATCTTCGGCTTGACGAGCTCAATCTCGGCGTCGAGCCATCGCCGGCACGCATTGAGCTCCTTCCGACTAGGGTCACGGTTCCGTCCGTCAGTGAAGGGCCGGCACTTCACGAGGTTCGTGACATAGACCTCGTCCCGTTCCAGGCCCACCTTGGACAGGATGCGGTCGAACCATTCGCCGGATGGCCCCACGAACGGCCGACCGATCCTGTCCTCGTCTCGGCCGGGGCCGATGCCGATGAACATCACATCAGCGTCGACCCCGCCCTCGCCGCACACCGCCCGGCCCCTGGTCCTTTCCAGGCCACAGGCGGTGCAGGCTCTCACTCCCGAACACAACTGCCTGAGGGAGTCAGCCGGACTAGAAGTTGTCGTCCTCTTCGTCGTCGTCGGCGACTTCTTCGTCTTCTTCGTCGTCTTCGACGTCCTCGTCTTCTTCGTCGTCGTCGGCATCCTCATCCTCAGACTCGTCGTCCTCTACCTCTTCGTCCTCAGACTCGTTGTCCTCTACCTCTTCGTCCTCGGACTCGTCGTCCTCTACCTCTTCGTCCTCGGACTCGTCGTCCTCTACCTCTTCGTCCTCGATCTCGTCAGGGGCGACATCGTCGCCGTCATCGAAGGCGGCATCGACATCGACGTCCCCCTCGATCCCCTCGGAGATGCCGAGCGCCATGTAGATCTCGCCGAGCGGGGTCGGGTCCTGGTAGGCCAGCAGACCGTCGCCGAGCAGGTCCATCGGATCGGACATCTCGCTCAGGTCCGGCATCTTGCCCGACTCGGCCGGCGGGATGGGCTGCACGGTGTAGCGCGTCGCACGGCCAGAGCCCGTCTTCTTGATGTTCACGATCCACTTCGTCGGCGCACCGTAGCTATCCATCGCCGCGAAGTCGGCGATGCTCTCGAAGATCTGCGGGCCGATGCCATCACGCCCGCCGAGGAGCTCGATGCGGTCCCCGTAGACCGGAACCTGCTTGGTCGCCTGCTTGCCGTCCTTCATGACGGGGACCTTCTTCCCGTCCTTGCCCTTCTTCCAGCGCTTCTTCTTGACGAAGGTCACGGGGACCGCCGCCAGGTAGAACTTGCGCTGCCAGGAACAGCGCTGGTCAGGCGGCGGGACACCGGCCTCGCGCTCGTCCCTGATGAGCTGACAGGCCGGACACTTGTCGACCGCCATGCCCTGCTTCCTGTAGCCGCCAGGGCAACAGAGTCGGACGTTCCCGCCGTCCGGGTTCTCCGTCCAGTGAACCACGGCCTTGCCGTATGCGTCCCGGACGATTCGGACGAAGTTGTCCCCCTCCGCCAGCGTGATGCCCTTGCTGCGCCTCTCGCCGTCGAAGTCCTTGCTCAGTTGCCTACTCTCCTGCACCACTCTGAGATCTCCTTTCTCGGGCCTTCCTACCCGCCTCCTTCTGTCGCCGGGGCCGTATCTTGTGGGGCGTGATGCCCTCGACATCGATGAGGCCCATGTGCATCGTGTCGCCGAGCAGGTCCGCTATCTTCGTCATCGTGAACGATCGAGACGACAGCGCGTCTGTGACCTGCCTCAGAACGTCGCGGTGCCGCGTGCGCTGCCTGACCCGCAGAGCGGCCTCGCGATACTCATCGCAGACCTTGACGATAGTCTCTCCGTGCTTGGCCGCGATCTCGTCGCGGACCACGTCGGCGGTCTTCTCGCTCGCCGCCGCGAGCTTCCTGGCCGTCGCGCTCACCAGGTCCTTTACCCGGTCCACGCTCGGCTTCTTGCCCTCCGAAACCTCAGCCCATCGGTAGAGGGTCTCTTTCGCAGAACCCTCCGTCGCATTGAGGTACTCCTGGGCCCGCGAAACGCGCTCCTCTGCATGTGCGAGCTGCGTACCGAAGAACGCCTTGGTGGCCGGCAGCTCGTCGAGCGCGTGCAGGACCTGGAACGGGTCCTCGCACCCGTCCCCCAGGGTCAGCATCTCGTCCAGGTCGACCCTGACGGTCTCCTTGCCTACAGGCAGGTCGAACACCCGCATCGAGGCAGGTAGCCTCAGGATCGAGAGCGAGTCTAGTTGGTGGAGCTTCTTGCTGGCTTCTCCGGCCATACACCCCCCTCGAGAAAGAATCCTAGTGCCGTGACTTCGTGATGGAGCTCGGCCGCTCGCGACCAGGGCTTCACCTTCTTCTGCCCGAACAGGTCGCCCTGGTATTCCGCGCCGGCGAGCGCCGCCCGCAGGTCCGCCATGAGCTGCCACCTGGGCTTATCCATGTAGTCGAACGCGCCGGCCACGACCAGCTTCTTCGTGAGCACAGGCGACAGGTCATTGAGCCTCATGACCGTCGACATGTCGGGGAAGTGCCGCTCCTGGCGCCGGAGCAGTGACGCCAGGGCTTTCTCCCCGACCCCCTTGATAGCAGTCAGTGGGACACGGATGCCCCCGTCCTCGATGGCGAATCGGGCAGCGCTCTTCCGCACATCGATGGGCAGGACACGAATCCCCATCCTCCGGCACTCGTCGAGCCCGCGGACTATGGACCTATTCCTCTTCTCGTTCGCGCCCTCGAGCGCGTTGTTCAGGAACGCACACATGAACTCCGTCGGGTAGTGGACCCTGAGCCACATCGTCTTGTAGGACCACTTCCCGCCGTAGCAGACGGCGTGCGACTTGTTGAATGCGTAGCGCGTCGCCGACTCCATGCGCTCCCATATCTCATCGGCCACGTCAGCGGGCACAACGCCCTGACGCTGACAGCCTTCGATGAACATATGCTTGATGGCCTGGACCTCGGACCCGCCGCGGGCGAGCTTCTTGCCGATCATCCTGCGCGTGCGGTCGGCCTCCGAGGTCGACATGCCGGCGAGGGCGCGACAGATCTCGATGAACTGCTCCTGGTAGACGATGATGCCGTAGGTGTCCGCCAGGATGGGCTCGAGCGACGGATGCAGATAGTGGGGCGTCCTCGAGGCGTAGTCGGCGACGAAGTCGATGGCGCCAGGGCGGCCGACGGCCGAGAGGTCGTAGAGCTCCCGGAACGACCGCGGCTGAACCTCGGCAACGGAACGGCGGGACGTCTCGGTGTCTATCTGGAATCCGCCGAGCACGTCGCCCGCACACACGGCGTCGTAGACGGCAACATCCTCGAAGTCGATGTTGTTCAGGTCCTCCAGGGTGTGGGGCCCATCCTCGTCCTCGATGAGCGCGAGGCAGCCCATCACCATCGTTATCGAGTCGACGCCCAGGATATCGAACTTCACGAGTCCGAGCTTCTCGACCTGGTCCTTGTCCCACTGCGTCATGTAGACCTTTTCGCCGCCCGAGTCTGTGATGCGGAGCGGCATCAGAGTGTCGATAGGCGCCGGCGCTATCACCACGCCGGCCGCGTGTCGGCCCGTGTGTCGCGGCCTCGCGAGCAGGGTCTGGACCAGCTCGTAGAGGCCAGGATGCTTCTCGAGGTAGACCTTCAGCCGGTCGGGGTCGTCTGCATCGTCGAGCGTCAAAGGCTTGCCAGTCTCCTTGTCGACGTACTCTCCGTAGCGGAAGCAGGACTTGACCTTCTCGAGCGTCACCTGCGGGACCCTCAGAGTCCGCCCGGCCTCGTCGATGGCGCCACGGAGCCCGAAGGTCGCGAACGAGATGATCTGAGCGACGTGCCGGGAACCGTACGTGTCCCTGATGTAGTCGAAGATCTCCTGGCGACGGCTATGCTGGAAGTCGAGGTCGATGTCCGGGGGACTGACTCTGGCGGGGTTCAGAAACCGCTCGAAGACCAGCCCGAACTCGAGCGGGTCCAGGTGCGTCACCCTGAGGCAGTAGCAGACGCAGGACGCCGGAGCGCTCCCGCGCCCGTCGTTCATGCCGATGCCCTGCTCTCGGGCGAATCGGCAGAGGTCGTAGGCTATCAGGAAGTACGGCGCCCACCCGCCCTCTTTGATGACCGAGAGCTCGTAGTTGCAGCGCTCCTCGTGCGCGGGCGTCAGTGCCCGGTCACGCAGGCCCTGGGTGGTGAGCATGGCGAGATGCTGCATGGGATCGCCAGGAAATGCCTTCTTCACTGCCCCCGTCTTTCTCGCTTGTAGAGGTCCGTGATGTCCTCAAGCGTCACATCGTCGGCTGAGACTGCAAGCGGCCGCAACTTGTCTCCGACGGCGGAGCGCTCGGCGGCCCCTGCCCTGGAGCTTTGCCCCCCCGCCTCAGGCTGACTGCCAGCGGTTATGGGAGCCTCGCCCGCGGGCGGAGCCGGTCGAGCGCCCGCCTGACGGTCGGCCTCATACCCCTCCCCCGGCAGAAGCCGAAACGGTTCGTCGCCGGCGCCGCCTAGAACGTCAATCCCCCTCTTCTTCGTCCGGTGAAGGACCGTATCCACGAGAGCGCGATGGTCGCGGCTCTCGATCTGCGATTCGACCACCGCTATCAGCTCGTTCCTCGTGTAGCCCAGGCGCAACAGCTCGAATACCTTGTACTGCTTCCCTGGTCGGAACGGATTGGGCGCCTCGGCTGCAAACTTGCTCGAGGGCTCCGGGTGGCGGGCGGTCCCATTGTCACCAGCCATACCGAGTCTCCCTTGTCTGTGCCCTCACTCGATATACGCCAATCCAGCGGAATCGGTCAGGCGGTTTCTGCGCTCCTGAACGTCGGATACTTCGGCGAAGTGTCCATTTTGACGTGCATAACGCTATCTGCGATGGCCACAGCCCGGTCCATCGCTTCCGCCAGGAAGCCCCGGTCCATGTCCGAGTAGACGTTCCGGAAGGTCTCACAGAGCTCGGCGCGGGTCTTGAGCCAGAGATTCGACGTGTTCGCCTCCAGCCGACCCTTCGTGTTCACGAGCATGATGTCCTTGTGCATCTTCACCTGCGACCGGGTCGCGTAGTGGACGTCGTTCGTCACGACGACAGGAACCCCGTGCTTCCTCGAGAAGTCCACGATCTGATAATTCAGCTCATGGACCTCAGGGATTGCGAGGGGCATCAGCTCGATGAACGCACGGTCGGGGAACATCTCGGCGAGCTGGCGATAGAACGCCAGAGCCCCGGCCTCATCGCCGGCTGCCAGAAGTCGCTGTATCTTGCCCATCATGCAGCCGCCAAGCACGACGAGACCCTCGGCATAGGTGCCGAGGGTCTCCAGGTCGATGCGCGGGCGACGAAAGAACCCTTCAACGAAGCTCGCGGTCGAGAGCTTGCACAGGTTCTCGTAGCCCTTCTTCGTTCTAGCGAGCACGGTCAGGTGCGTGACCGGGCCCTTCTCGGAGAGGTCGTCCGCCAGGTAGAACTCGCACCCGAAGATCGGCTTGACCTTGTGGCGCTCACAGGCCATCGCATGGTCGAACGTCCCGTACATATTCCCGTGGTCCGTCAGCGCGAGAGCCGACATCTTCTTCGCCGCCGCGGCCAGTGCGAGCTCGTCAGGAGAGCAGACCCCGTCGAGGAGCGAATACCAGGAGTGGACGTGTAGGTGGACAAATGGTCTCATGCCTTGTGTAGGAACCCCTCTCTCACGAACCGCTTGATCTTGCCCTTCTCGCTCTTCGGACACCCGTCGACCTCGCACGACGCCGCGATGCCGTAGACGCCCATCGGATAGAACATGTAGTAGTCAGCATCATCCGGCAGCGCCGACAGCGACGTGATGATCGCGATGCGCGTGCCGGCCGGTGTCTCGAACACGAGCGGCGGGCGTTTCAGCTCTCGACCTCCTCTGGCAGAACTGCTTGACCTCGGCGAACATGCGCCCAACTGCACGGCGGCGGCTCGGGCTCCGTTCGCCGAACATCTCGAACGCAACGTCTGAGAACGTCGCGCCAGTAGCGAGGAGCTCGAGGACCTGGGCACAGTCGGCCTTGCCGGCCTCTCGAAGCTCGCCGGCGAATGTCTCGATATCGATCCGGGCTCTGACGGCAGGGCCATGTGACTGCGTCTGCCAGGTCAGGCCGTAGTAGGATGCGTCGGGACGGGGATTCCTCTTCTGAGCGGCACCGCGACGGACCGCCCTGCACACGTGCTTGTCATGCACGAGTCTGAAGACCCAGGCCGCGAACGGTGCGCCGCGGCTCTCGTCCCAACGCACATGTCCCGTAGTGTCACACGCCGCGTGCCAGACGGCGTCCTGCACCCACAGAAGGAGCTCGTCTTCCTGAAGGGCCTGGTCGGAGAGCTCCTCGGCTCGCCGCCTGGCCCACGCTCGCACCTTCTCTGCTTCGAGGAACTCAGTGACGAGCCGCTCGAGCGCGACGTCGTCGCCGTCCCTCACTTGCCCCACAAGGTTGTGAATCGCCATGTCGGATACCACGGTCAGCCTCCGGAACGGGTCCGCGTCGGTATCTGGCGGGGTCAGTCGTCGGTAGGAGTTGGACCAGGGCCCCCTGCCATCTGGATCTTGATGAGTTCACGTTCGACCGCTCGACGAATGATGTGCGACTCTGTCACCTTGAGCTGGCCCAGGTCAATGACCTGTTCCCCGGTGCCAGACGTCACAGACCGCACGCTGGAACGGAGCTGCTCGGTCTCGTGCTCGGCCGCCCGCCTGAGCCAGTCCTTGATCTCGGGCGTCGTCTTGGCGACCAGTCTAGGCCGGGCTTCCCGTTTGCTCGAACGTGATGTCTTCCGACCCTTCCCATCTCGTGTATTCATCGTTGCACCCTCCTACAACGAGAGTGTAACACGAGTCCCATTCCGTGTCAACAGGAAAAGTCCACTGGTTCGTCGAGTCGCAGGGCTCGTAGTGCATGGGCGGGGCAAGGCCCAGGCCAATGCAGTGAAGACAGGCATAGGAACCGTCTTCACAGAGGTAGAGACAGAGGACCATGTAGCCGCAAACGGGGCACTGAATGAGATGGGGATCGGGTGAGTTTGTGTAGCTCGGCATGACGCCCCCTGGGAGAGGGTGTCGCGCACGCGGACAAGTTCTGCGCCGACCACAGAACCGGGGGCTGCCCGGCACGCGACACCGAACCTACAGGTCGAACTCGCACAGCTCCACTCGGCAGAAGACGTCCCTGGGGTAGGGGCCGTGGATCTGCACCTGGATAAAGCCTACTCCCGCACAGTCACGAACTAGCGCCAGCCGCCCATGCGCGAGGAGATCGTCGGGCCCGTCCGGGACCCTCTTCGACTTCTTCGGGAACAGGGCGTCCTCAATGCCCTTGACGACGTTGCCGGTATCACCATGCTGCTTGCCCGCGAACTGGATCGCACAGTCGACGTAGTACTGGACGTTCCCCTCTCGAATCTCTGGCCAGACAACGTCGCGGATCCACTGCCAGAGGTCAAGGGGGATGGACTCGATGATGTAGTCCTTGAAGCCGATGTAGCGAGCGTACTGAGTTGGGCGCCCATCCTTCGTCCTCATCATCTGCCACTTCTGTCGCGCAGTCGTCCTAGTCCAAGGGATGGGATTGCCTTCAGGGTCGTACTGGTTCCCTCTAACCTCGAAGGAAGCAAGGACCAGAGGTTTCACAGAGGATCACTCCCTCAGGGGTCTATGCGGCTCCTGGTCGACGTACCCTATCTAGCCTCTGAGAGAGGCTACGGCTGCCAGGATAGGAGATTTCGCTCCCCTGAGAAAGTGAAAGTGATAACAGCTTCAGGAACGAGTCACGGTCCGGGACCTCGCCCGGGTCCTTGCACGGACCGAGGTAGAGAACGGACTGCTTGACCGCGCTCCCGCGCAGCGCACGGAACCCTTCGCCAGTTCCGACACGGCCGGCAACGTCGTTGTCCAGCGCCCATATCACTTCGTCGGCACGCAGCAGCATCTCGATCTGCCTGTTGCTCGGACGCGCACCCAGGAGCGCCACGACCTCGAACCCGAACGACCAGACCTTGAGAGCATCGAAGATGCCCTCGACGACAATCACCGAAAGTAACCTCTGTCTCTGTGCGACGCGAAGAATCGGCGGCGTGAACAGGGGAACCAGGTGCTGGCCGTAGAGGACCTCGGACTTCTTCGCCCCCTTCGGGTAGCGATACTGCTTGCCGACCAGGGAGCGCGTTGCCTCGAACATGACCGGACCCATGTTCGGGCTCCGGACCGGGAAGTGTAGTAGCTCCCCGTCCCGCCCTCTCGACGTCCATAGGTCCCAGGACCGAGCCAGATCCGCTATCTGGCCGGCGTCGAACCCGCGCCCCTTCAGGTATTCGACCCCGCGCTCAGAGAGCGTACCATAGGACCTCGAGCGCGTCTTCCCGCCGAGCTCCAGGCGATGTATCGGGGCCTCGTGCCGGCGCAGGTCCCGGACCCTGTCGCCGAGTCTGTCGGCCCCCTGGTATCGCAGACTCGACGCATCGTAGCCCCACATCTTCAGGAGCTTCGCGAGCGATCCTCCACCACAGACGAAGCAGTTGTAGACCCCCTTCTCGACATTCACCGAGAACGACGGGGTCGACTCGTCGTGGAGCGGGCAGCAGCACCAGACCTCGTCATCGCGGATCGCGACCTGGTCACAGCCCTGCTCCTCGAGGATCTCCGCTATCTTTTCGAGCGTCATCAGGGAATCTCCCACAAGGGCTCTCCCACAAGTCGAGGTTCCTATCGAACAGGGCGCTGCCACAGACCTGACACTTCACGGGGCTCACGTTACGCCAATAGACCTGCCCGCAACAGAAGCACGTCCAGTAGTGCTCGAGGAGATAGTGCATCAGCGCCGCATCTACATCCCTCGCGATGGCCAAAGCGAACTCGTTGCGGACCTCCCGCATGAACTCGTGATCGTCCTCCGGCCACTCCTTCGGGGGAGTCTCCACTTTTCCTATGACACTTCGATGTCCCAGGGATCCCTGTGACCGCATTTCTTCTTCGCCCTCTCTATCAGCCAGAACATGAGGCAGATCAGCAGGTAGCGCATCTAGTAGAGCTCCGTCGGTTGCTGCCGTTGCCTGTTCCCCTCGATGACGATGCGCCTCAGCATCGCGTCGTCCGCCTCGGCCGTCCAGGTCCGCAAGGGCAGACTGCAGTCCCACTCCTGGAAGTTAGGGATACCGTCCGGAGTTTGGTCTCCGCGGCCTAACCCCAGTCGTCGACTCCCGTGACCGTCGGATTCGACCCCGGCCATCTGTCCCATCTCACTATTCCCTCCGGCACCGACTCGTCGACCAGCACGGGGATTACCCCGAACAGCCGGCCGACGTACCGCCGCCCCGTCAGTGCCGCCAGGACGCAGTCGACCAGCTCCGCTGCCTGGTCACGCTTCTTGACTGTCCCCTTCTGGACCACAGGGCCCTCGAGAACGGCGTCGATCGCACGCTCCCGGAGCCCGGGGGTCAACAGCCGCATGGGCAGAAACTCCATCGCGCCTCCGCTACTCCGATTCGTACTCTTCCTTGGTCAAGTAATCGCCCACGCCCAAGCTAGGCGGGACGCAACCGTCACAGCAGAACACCACGCCACCCGCCAGAGACTTCTCCACACCGCCCAATGATGGGATGGTCGCCGCCCTGGTAGGTGACTTCTTCTCGCAGACCTCACACAGCCTCGGCCACGGTCTTCTTATGCCCATCTCGCCCGCCCCTTCCTGGAGACCTCAGTCTTGCGGCGGGCACAGCTCATGTCCCGTCGCACTGTAGACGCACAGTGACGTGTCCAGACCGCTATCCCATCGGGCCCAACGCCAGTTCTCGGGCGACCAGTCGTCGACCACATGATACGTGCTCTCGCCCTCGCCGACCTTGCCCCACTCGTACGGGATGCCTTCGTGGACCTCACGCACGCCCATTATCACAGACCCGCGGCGCCAGACCTCGATGCTGTTCTCCTTGAACACGTAGGACCGGATGCCCGTCGGATCATACGGATCGTCGAACCTATCGCGCATCGTCTGGCCCATCTCCCGGATCGCGCTGCACCCGGCCAGGGCCAGGGCCAGGACTACCACCAGCACCACTCTCATATCAACCCCCAGGATCGCGGCCCCACATCAGGAACAGGCTGATCCCCTTCAGGCTCACGCCCATATCGCCGCCCCTGGCCGGCGCCTTCTTCGGCCGGGGGCGAAACCACCAGTGCCTCGGCTCCTGCTGCCCCTTGGTCAGTCCGACCGTGAAGAGATAGACCATCAGAACTCTCCTCCCATCTTGTGTTCGCCCAGGATCCGCTTCCTCATCTTCGGCGAGTCCAGTCTACAGACCCGGAAATCGGGGAAGAGCAGGCCGTACTTCTCAGACCCGAAGTCTCGGGCAGCGACCCATCCGAAGTTCAGGGTCCCCTCTTCCTCGTTCTCCTTGGTCTTCGTCAGGTAGCAGACGGCGTTCGCGTGCTCACGCGGCCGCGGCGAGTAGGCGAAGTCCTTCTGCGTCAGGACCTTCTTGCCGGCAGACTCCGTCTTGGCCTGATTTGCCGTCACGATCGCAAGTCCAGACGGGCGGTCCGGCGCCTCATCGAAGTGGACGTAGCCCTTCGCGAGCTGAGACAGGTCCCAACTGATGGTGCCCAGGGACTGCCACTCGCTGTCGTCGCCGCGGCGCTCCGCCGGGGTCATGTCGTTTAGGTAGTCGACTGTGACGACGTCGACGCGACGCTGATACTTCTCCTCCGCCCGCCGGACCTCAGCCTCGATGGCCGGGACCGTGCAGGACCGACCCTTGAACTCGACGATCTCGTAGATGCCGCCGCGCTTCGCCAGGGTCGCGAGCCGTTTCTTCAGCAGCTTGAAGTCGGCCGGCGACATCGCCGGATGCTCGGGGTCCTGGCCGAGCGGATCGCGGAAGCTCGAGAACCTGATCCCGCTCCGCCGCGAGAAGAACCTGTTGGCCGCCTTGTATCGGTCCATCTCGATCGTCACGTGGAGCGTGAACTTGCCCTGCATCGCGACGTTGTGGCCGACCTCGAGTAGGAACGTGCTCTTGCCGACCTTCGCACAGGCCAGCATGATGATGAGCTCCTTCGGGAACAGACCGCCGGTCGAAGCGTCGTAGAGCCCTATGCCCGTCGGGATGCCGGCGAAGCGCTCGGGCTCGCGGATCTTCTGCTTGATGACCTGGCGATGGTGTCCGAAGTCCTCAACGGGGTTCGTCCGGAAGACGGTGATCTCGCCAGTCCCGAACTCGCGGCTCGCGAGCACCATCTCCCGCTCGACGGCGTCGATGTCGCCCTTCTCGAAGCTCCTGGTCGCCGAGTCCAGGCGGACCCAGGCGCGACGGACCTTCTCCAGACGCCGGAGCTCCTCGCAGTAGAGCTGGAACGCCTCAGTCTCGCCCTGGCCCAGGTTCTGGCCCAGGGCGTAGACCTTCTCGACCAGGGCCTCAACTGCCGCCATCTTCGTCGGCGACAGGTTGAACGTCGCCTTCTTGACGATCAGGTCGGACGCCGGCTGTTCCTTGCCCTTGTAGTCGCGCAGGACCCCGAAGAGACGCCGGCACGAGTCATCGCTGAACGAGTCGGCCGAGAGCAGCGCGAGGTTGCTCGCGAGCTGCTTCCGAATGTCCCGCCGCAGCATGAGCGCGAGAACGGTCTGCTCGAAGTCCAGGTTCTCGAACTCGACGTTAGGCATCGTTCTCCTCGGGGGGCACCAGCATATCGACCCTGTCCATGTGCAGGCCCAGGTTCGGGACGATGTGCGACAGCAGGCACGGACTCGTGACCAGGTCAAACGACTCCGTTCCCTTCCCCGCGACAATGGCGACCATCACCGTCTGCGGGACCCTCCGGCCGTCCCCCGACTCGATGACGCTCTGACCCTTGATGTGCAGCTCCGTCACCCGTCCCTCGAACATCGCTCGCAGGAACCTGTCGAACGGCCTCTGGCTTTCCTGACTCTCCCGGCTCTCCTGGCAAACCTGCTGAGCCCGTGGTGGCGCTGGCGGCGGTGCCGGCTTACGGGCGCCTGCAGGCGGCGGCGTCGGCTCCTTGCGATCTCCTGGCATCCCGCTCATCTGTCCCCCCTTTAGCATATTCGGCCAAGTTCCCGAACTTAGCCGTATTCGGTTGATTTCCCGAACATCAACCCATTCCGGTTGAATCGCCTAACCGCCGCCCGCCTCCGCGGCCGGCCGCACATGTTCCTCAGGGATCCCCTCGTCAAGAGCGGGGACCCTCGCATTCAGCGGGAAGATTGCGTAGACCCACATCCACTCGATCGGGGCTCCGGGCCCGGCCGTCCTCGCCTCGACCTGGCTACTGTGGACCTTCCCCGTCGACCTCTGCCCGCCGCGATACCAGACCGTCTCCCCGATCGCATACGCTGGCCGTCGCGGGACATCGGCCTCTCGCTCGTAGACGGCGTGCCGAATCATCCCCATGAGCTATCCCTCCCGCATCTCCGCACAGGCGGCCCGGCGCAGGCAGACCCGGCAGATCTTGTCGCCGGGATCGTAGAGCCGCCAGGCCAGTGAGTCCTCGATCTCGATGCCGCCCTTCTCGGCCTTCCTGCACCGGAGCGACCCGTTGCCCTTCGTCACGTCGACTCTGCCCCGCAGCTCCGAACGGCGACGCTGCACTTCGGTCAGGAACCCGTCCTGGACCGCCGGCGAGCAGATCGCGCCGATGCCGATGTTCTCCAGGGACTCGGACTTGGTCTCGAACAGCCAGACCAGGTAGCCCCTCGCGTCGGTCTTCGACAGCCCGAGCCGAGCGAAGCGGCCGAGGACGTCGCGCTTGAACCGGGCCAGGACCTGGCCCTGGCGCTTCTCCCCGGCGACCGAGCCCTCGAGCTCCAGCGAGACATGCCCGTAGTGCTCGACGTAGAGCTCGTTCGCGAACCGGAGAAAGTCGACCGAGGTCCACGAGTCAACCGGCTTCGGCTCCGGGTCGGGGAGACTCGGCCCCCCTCCCCCCCCTTTAGGGGGGGGAGAAGGGGGGCCGCCCGCCGCGCCAGCACTTTTGCGGACAGCTTTCGTAAGCAGGGCGATGGCCGCCTGGACGTCCCGGTAGTCCTGGTCGCCCTCGGCGGTCGGATCCAGGGGCCGGTAGACCGCGAGCGAGTCCTGGCCCTCGGGGCGGTGCCGCTCGAGCAGCCCGTGATCGTCGAGCGCGTGCAGGTGGCGCCGGGCAGTCTCGACGTGAACGCCGCGGATCTCCGCGAACCGGGCCAGTGTCCGGGACGTGACGGGCACCACGTCCGAGACGATCCGCAGCAGCAGCCAGGTCGTTTTCGCGGCGTCTTCGAGCTTCGAGTAGCCGAGTAGCAGCACCATCAGGGCATCAAGCAGCTCCACCATCTCCTCCTCGGCCCCGTGTAGGGCAGCTTACGCAAGTCAGCACAGATGCGGGTCAGCCGCATATCTGCGGACCGCACGGTCCTTACAAACTTGGCGCCCTCTGTAAGTATAACTTCTAGGCGCTTACAGTGAGCTGTCAGGCTAACCACAGTCGCACCCTTTCAGCGTATCTGCTGGTTCCCGCCCGTGCCATCCGACCACCAGGGTCCAGCGCCAGAGCGGGACGAGAATCTCCCCCTTCCAGCACGGCGCCGCAGGCCGGATGAACCTCTTGCCGGCGCGTCGGCCGGACACCATCATCGCCCATACGATCCGGTCGTCCATCACGACCTCCTTGACGAGTGCGTCTACAGCCTTCTCCGCCAAGGCTGACGCTATCGTCTTGAGAAGTGGAGCGGCTGACCCCTCTAGCTGTCGGACGTCGCGCTCCAGCTCTATCCTGCGAAGCACTGTCAGGGCGTGCTTGAGACAGATCTGGCGCTGGTTCGAGAACGACTGTCTGAACGGGAGTAGCCCTATGTCCTGGGCCATCTCGTCGTAGGCCTGCTCGAAGATCAGCATCCTCTGTCGGCTGTCCATCAACGTCTCCTTCGCAGGGCAGGATGCCGGTCGGGGCCGCGATGTTTCCGGTTGTCCATGAACGTGCGAATGCCGTTGTAGCAGGCAGGACAACACTCGAACCAGACCCCCGGGCGGACGTCGATACGCTTCTTTTTGGGATTCTGCACCCTGCCCTTACAGATAGGGCAGTCCTCGAATAGCTCGGTCTCGCCTTGCCTGTGCATCAGCTCACCCCCTCGAGCTGTTCGACCCTCTGTCTCAGATCGTTGATGTCGCTTCGGAACTGCCACGGCCACCACTGCCAGACCCAAGTCGTCAGCCAGATGGAGACTATCAGCGCGATGAGGGAGATCACGATAGCCCATCTCTGCCGAGCCTCCATCTTGGCCTCTTCACTGACGAAGATGTCGTCCACTGTGCCCCCTCTATGAGATCAGCGCCCGGATCTTCTGGACGGTCAGGCGGTCGCTTCGCCACCCGCCCTCCACGACTATGTCGAACAGATCCTGCTTATCCTCGAGGACGGCCTTCATCCGGGCCTCGACGGTGTCCTCGGCGATGATGTTGATGACGTTCAGGATGGGGCTCTTCTGGCCTACGCGGTCGATGCGGCCGGTCCGCTGGCGCATGGCCTGGGGGTTCCAGAGCAGGTCGAAGTTGATGAGCGTGCTGGCGCCCTGCATGTCCTGGCCCTCACGGAGCGCGTCTGAGGCGACGATGACTCGGCAGGGGCGCTTGCCCGTCATCAATGTGCCCTCGTTGAACTGTCGGCAGAGCTCGTTCCGCTCGTCGGGCTTCGAGTTCTTTCCGTGAACGGAGAGGGCCCCGTAGCCGCGCCTGTTCAGTTCGTGGGCGATCATGTCGCACATGTCGGTGAAGAAGCAGAAGACCACGAACTTCTCGTCAGGCTCGAATCCTCCGAGGATGCGGTAGAGCTCAGTGAGCTTGGTGCTGCCGCGATGGCTCTCCTTGGCCCCGATAAGGACCGGGGAGAGGCAGGCCTGGCGGAGATAGGTGAGGAGCGGGAGCACTTCGGCCATGATGATCTTCTTGGCCTTCTGCATGTCCTCGAGGAGCCCGGCGAGCTGGTCCTTGACCTGATCGTACAACTGACGCTGTTCGGGCGCCAGTTCTATCCAGCGGTCGGTCTCGATGATGTTGCCGGCGATGCGGCCCTTGAGCTGCTCGGCGACCTCTTCCTTCCGGCGCCGAAGTACGTAGGGCCCTATCCGCTCGGTCACGATCTCCAGGTTCTTGTAGCCCTTCACGCCCCCGAAGAAGTCTCGGACGATGAACCTCGAGTCGAACAGGGCGAAGTTGTCGAGGAACGCTCCCGGATCGATGATCTGGAACACGCTGAACAGGTCCTCGAGCGTGTTCTCGAGGAACGTCGCCGAGAGCCCAACGACTCTTGGAACCCGCTTCGCGAGCTTGATCGCGGCCTTTGTGCGCTTCGCCTTCAGAGACTTCGCGTACTGAATCTCGTCCAGGACGAGCAGGCCAGGCTTCATGCCGGCGAACTCGTCGGGATAGCGCCAGAGCAGATCGTAGTTGACGATGGTGTAGGGATGTCCCGCGGACCACTGTTCTGCCCAGGCTTTCGCTCCCACCTTGCTCTTCGCCTGCAGGACCGTCACGGGATGGTCGGTGAACTTATGGATCTCCGCCTCCCACTTCTTCTTGAGCGAGGCGGGGCAGACTACCAGGACGGTCGCGAGCTCCCCCTGCTCCCGGAGCGATTCGGCGAACGCGATGGCCTCGACCGTCTTCCCGAGCCCGACCACGTCACCCAGGATAGCGCCGCCCTCCCTAGAGGCCGAAAAAGCCCCGTGAAGCCATTCGACGGCCGCAGACTGGTATGGGGGCAGTTCGCCCTTGAACGTCGCAGGAACGAGCAATTTGGGGGGCTCAGCGCCGTTCTGAGGGGCCTTTTGAGACCTGTCCAGGCCCTGGCCCTGGGCCTGGACCATGCTCTCGCGCCAGGCCATGTGCCGATCGTAGGCCACCTGGGCCTTCGCATCGACCGCGATGACGCCCTGGCCGCACAGGTGCTCGTCGACGAGCACCCTGAGCTCGTCCAGGCACTCGAGCGGTGCGATCCACACGCGCTCGCGAGGCTTCCACTCCCGGGTAGAGAGCTTCGTTCCGGCCACGTGCTTGTAGCGCGTGAAATGGGGACCGTTGAACCGGAACGCAAAGGTCCGGCTGTCACGATATGACACCGTCAGCATCTAGGCTCCGGCTAGTGATATGGCCCTGCAGGACAGCCCTTGTCGCGCCACTTCTGGATGATCTCTTCGTAGCGTGCGCGGAACTGCATCGTGGACATGCCGCCGATGTGACGCATGAACTCGGCCACCAGATCTGCTACCCGATTGTCGAGGGTGCGGGGTGGTGTGGCCGGCAGCGGCTTGGGCTCGATGCGATGAATGACCCTGTGTGCCACAACGCTCCAGGGACAGTAAGGCCCGGGCTTGGTCGGCGGTGGCTGGCGGAACAGCGGTGTCCCGCCGCAGATCGTTATCTTCGACCGCGGCGCACAGCGCCGGCGCCAGAACCAGAGATGGGTCACGAGGATAGCGCTGTAGGACGCCAGGACGAAGAGGCAGAACAGCAGGATCTTGAAGAACACAATCGACATGGGAGCCCCCTTCCCGTGTGAGAGAGACCGTTCCTACTCGATATACGCCAATCGGGCGCGTTTTGGGCGCTACTTTCTAGGAGAAACTCTCTGGTCGGAACGGGACCCTGGCCGGATCGAGACAGGCTGCCCACATGTGACGCTTCTTCTTCGTCGTCGTCGTGAGCTTCGCCCGGTGCTCGTAACGCTCCTTCGCGCACTGATACCAGGGCCGTTCAGCGTCGTGCAGCAGCAGGATCCCGTTCGGCTTGAGGAGAGTCCGGGACCTGATAACGCATCGCCGACGGAAGCGGCCGTCGACAATGACGATGTCGAACTTCTGACGCTTGATCGCACTCTCCGGGACGTCCTTGAGCTCCTCGGGATCTCCGTCTAGCCAGGGGAGCGCGATGTAGGTGTTCCCGTTCGTGTTCAGGGGCATGAAGTGGACGGTGACGGCCCCTTTCGGTATCTTCTCTTCCTTGACGCTGACCGCCACCTTGCCGCGGACGCGCTTGTTCCAGCTCTGGTGATGTTCGATGGACCGCCAGCGGAACCGGACCCCGAGCTTGTGCAGGAGCTCGGCGCACATGAGCGTACTGCCGCCGGAGCCCCACTCGAGGATCTCGAGCGGCTGGCCGGTCTCGGCGTAGGCCCGCATCACTTCCCGGAGAATCTCTATGTCGTCGGGGTCCATCCAGGGCTTCATAGCTGGCTCATGTAGCCGGCGACCTTCCGCCGGAACTCGTAGGGGTCGAGGTTCTCGCCGGGACACATCTTCCTGTAGACCTTCTCGCCGCTCGGACCCATGCTCCACCCGGTCCCCTGGAGCTCGCGATGGAACACGGCGCCCGTCGACGGTAGGCCGAGCTCGTGCAGGACCCAGGCGACGGTCTTCGCCGCTGCTGCCCACTTCATCTCCGGGAGATTCGAGATGCCGTCATAGTCGATGGCGACCGCGAGCGAGGTCTTGTTCCAGGATGCAACGTGCCAGGCCCGAACGTCGTAGTCGAGACACCAGTGAACGACGCAGTCCCCACCCACAAACTCGATGACATAGTGATAGGTGATCGTCGGACAACCCTCGTTCGGGTTGATGTGGCATTCGGGGCTCGTGTCGTAGAGCGCCAGGTCGTAGACGTCGGCCGCGGGCTTGTCGTCGTCGGCCGTGCAGTGCAGCACAACGCGCTCGATGACGTCGACCGGGCGCCGGGGGATCGGCAGGGTCGGATGCGCGTACTCGCCCTGCATCTCTTCGCGGATGTCAGAGAACTTTACACTCTCGCCGAGCAGATCTGCCAGGCTACTGAATGTCTTCTTCTGTCCCAAGATGAGCCTTATCCAGTTGAGGAATCGCGTCCACATCAGCTACCGCCACTGGTGATGATCGACTCGGAGAAGAGTAGATCAAGTCCTTCGAGCAGGAGAGCCTCGTCGTCGTCGGGAGTGAACCTGCTATTGAACACGTAGCGCATGACCGCGGCGCTGGACGACGGCCGGCACGACGCACAGTCTTCTTCGTCGGAGTGCGGCCAGTAGACTATAACCTCGGCATTCTGAAGGGCGCTGACGACAGCCTGCTCGTCCAGGGTCAGGCCCGGCCACTTGAGATAGCCGTAGAACCGCCAGCCTGTGGCCAGGGCACTGATGGAGAGCCCGTTTATCGTCTGCGGCCTGAGCTCGCGAGCGTGCTTCAGCTCCTCGTATGTCGGATTCGGCATACCCAGGGAGACAGTGTCGACTTCGTAGCACTTGACTCCGTCGATGTTCAGCGTCCCCGAGCTCGTGATCTTCACCAGGAACGACGTCGCCTCGCGGTAGTGCGCGAACGTCTTGATAACGGCCCGCTCCTTGTAGGCCGAGCTTGAGAGCCCTGTGATGGAGAAGCTCTCGTCTCCGACCATCACGGTCGCTGTCGCCGTTGCCGACTTCGCAAAGAAGCTCACTACGAAGGACCGCGACCCAAGAGCGCCCGTGACCGTGCAGGTGGTCTGTACGGTCTCGCTGCTGATCTTGAAGGAGTAGTCGCCAAGCGGCGTCGAGGAGTCGGCCTCGCGGGTGCCTCCGGTCCATCCGCTCGTGTCGGTCTCGAACTCGCCGTTCGTGATGTAGTCCGTATCGTCATCGCAGACGGCGAACTTCGGCTGTTCGTCGCCGATCGTGAGCGGGTGTATCCAGAGCGGCATTAGCTAATCACCTCTATCGGCTTCGCAGACAGCAGGTCGGCTCCGATGAGTGCGATGGTCCCGACGTGGCCGAGGTATCTGTTGTGGAAGTAGCGCCGGCGGTACTTCGTGTCGTCCCACAGGCACGACATGACGAAGTTGGCGTCCGTGTGCGGCCAGAAGATAATGATCCCTGCCTCGCTGATCTGCGTCCGACGGATCTCCTGCATCGCCGTCAGCAGATCGTACTTGAGCTCCGCAGTGAACCGCCAGCCCAGGACGTAGTCCGTGATGGTCAGGTCAGCGCGAATGGTCCGGGCCTGGAGTTGGCGCTCGAAATCATACTGGTCCACGGACGGCAGTGGCAGCCCCGTGATGTCGCGCATAACCCTGTGACAACGGATTCGGTCTACGTGGAGAGCCGCTGTGGCAGTACACGACACGGTGAACTCCGTGTCTGTCTGGCCGGCGGAGAACGTGACCACGCCGGCCCTCGGGCGATACTCCGAAGAGTCGAGGTCTCTGAGATAGACGGTGTGTGACTCTGCCGGCGACGTTGCTGAGATGGTGAACGACTCGACGCCCGAGCCTCTTGCGAACAGGGTCAGGGCGAAGGACATCCCGCCGAGAGCCCCGAGGCTAGGAGATATCGTCTGATACATCGTGTCTGTCGGATCGAGGCGCCCAACGAAGTCTCCGAACGGGGTTAGAGGGTCGGCGTACTGAGATACGCCCCCGCCGTCCCAATCGTCGCCGTTGACCTCGAACTCGCCGTTTGTGATGTGGTTCTCGGAGTCGCAGAGCACGAAGCGCGGGGGGAGCACTCCACCGATGACGTTCGCTTCCCAAGGATGTGACATGCTAACCCCCTACGTTTCTTCTCCGTCCCACACCAGGGCCTTGACATCGAGTGAGTTCTTCCTCATATCCAGGCCGAGCTCCGAGATGCTCCATCGAACGGTTCTGTCAGAGCACCCGAACGTCGAGGATACAAAGAGCCTAAAGACGTCCTTCAGCTCGAGCCAGGGCATGAACACCACTGCCATGTCCACAACCATCCTGGCGACCTGGAAGTAGGCATCGTACACCTGCGCCATCGCGTCTGCAACGTACATGTCCTGGACGAACGGGTTCGTCAGTTGCAGAACCTTGGCTCCCCACTCAGACGAGCCAGATATCTCAGTCCCGTTCTCGCCGTAGATATCTGTCCAGTCCACGTGGACGCCGTCGTACTGATGGGGCCAGGTCTCTACGCCGTTGATCTTGACCAGGTGTTCTGGCTCCGTGATCTGAAGGACGTTGCCACTGGCGATAGAGTGGTCTCGCTTCTGCACGTAGGCCTCGCGCTCGGGCGAGATTCGGAAGACGGTGTTTGTGATCTCGCAGAGGTACGTGATGGCCTGTCGAATGCTCATGCCCTGACCGAAGTTGGCGATGGTCACGCGAGGGTAGACCTCAGTGTCGTAGTGAAACAGGATCCCTCGAGGATGCGTCACGCCGTAGATGCGTCCCGTCCCCGTGGCGAGCAGCTTGCCCGAGATGCCCCAATCGGATGCTTGTAGGTTATCGAGGCGCGTCAGCGTGATGGTGCTCCCGTTGTAGGTCGCGCTTACGAGGATGGCGCCGCGGTCCTTGTACAGTGGATGCGCCAGGACAGAGTAGACCTTGTCGCTATGCGGGTCGAAGACGTGGCCCATGAACTGGCTGTTGCTCGTGTCCGTGGCGTCGGACAGGGACTGAGACTTGACCATCGTCACGCCGCTGGAGTCGATGTCGAGCACGAAGTAGAAGTACTGAAGCGCGTCCAAGTCCCCGGTTTCCGCACCGTCATCGCGGTCCCAAAGGGCGCCGTGGATGATGTGGTTGCTCGAGGAGCTGTCGCCGTCGCAGAGGTTGAGGATGGTATAGCCCTTGTGCCCTCCGTCGTCGTATATCCAGTTGTCCCACACGACTACGGACTCGGAGTAGACCCTGTCTATCCGGACCGTGTTCGATGAGATGGAACTCATCCGGATGCGGATCCAGTAGAACTCATCCGTATTGGAGACCTGGGTCTGTGTCCCGGGGTTCGTCAGGTTATAGAACGTAGACGGGGTCCACCTTTGCTTGTCTGCCGAGTTGAACGGTGGATGGATGCAGATGACTCCGCTCGCAGACAGCTCGTACGTCCCGTCGAAGTAACGCCTCTCTGACGACTCATCGCTGCCGACGTCGGACATCGTCTCCCAAGCAGAGCCGGTCCAGATCTGTATCTCCATCGTCCCGCTGACGGTCGGGTCCACGAACTCGAGCTGGACGGAGAGGAACTGCTCTGCCATGCCGAGGTAGAGATAGTCGTCAGTGCTGTCGAGCTCGACGGTGTACGAAGGCGCGTCCTCCGATGCGAGGTCTGACGAAGAGTCGGTCCACCCCGACGCCGAGTTGTACCAGTAGGCCACACCCGGGCGCTGGAGATTGGGGGCGCCGGAGCTGACGAAGAAGAACCCTTCGTCCTTGTAGCTAATGACACGGAGCGCCGCCATGCTGGTCTCGCCGTACCCCATCTCAACGATCTGCATGACCGCGATGTACCTGTAGTCGTCTATGCCGAGGCACCCGCACAGAACCTGCGTGTCGACACCCTTCCTGTGCCATCGCAGGTACTTGGGACCGTCCGCGTGCCAGGTGTCGTCTCCTATCCGATGGCGATACATCGCAGAGTGAAGGACACAGCCCGATCCGTTCGTCTCGATGTTCTGGAACCGTTGCTGGTGGATGCTACCTGTGGCAGATTCGTACTCCAGGAATCCCTCCTGGCCGAACGTGTAGCGCAGTCGGGCAGGATACTTGTGAATGTTGATGGGGAAGTGATCCCAATGACTGTAGAAGCCTGCCGGGAGATAGATCCACGGGTAGCCCTTAGCCCCGGTAAAGATGGTCGAGACGTCTCGGCCGATGTACATGTAGAGCCCCATGAAGAAGACTCCCCTGGACACCAGGCCGGCAGCCGACTGCATTCCAGAGAACAGGTACTGCGCTCCGTTGTACTTGAACTTGCCGCACGTTACGAGCTGGCCGAACGGGAGAGAGATGTTCTCCCCGTTGTTCATCCCGGCCCCGCCCTCGGTCCACTGTCCGGTCATTCTCTGGTAGGTGCCAGAGGCCTCTCCATCGATGTGCTGATCTCGCCCCGGGCGGACGATGTGGGTGCCGGGCCAGACGCCGTAGTAGTAGTCGTCGGCCGCGGCATTCTTCAGGTCATACGTGTATATCTCGAGGACCGCATCGTCGATGTCGTACTGGAACGCGATGCCAGGACAAGTGTACTGGCTCCAACACCAGTACTTGTATGGGTGAATGGCCAGTCCCCGCAGGGTCAGATTGCCAGAGACGGTCTCAAGTGCGAGAACGACGATCTGGTAGTCCTCAGACCAGGTGGTCTCATAGTTCCATCCGGTGTCGGATCCCTCTACGGGGTCTGTGTACCCTGGCCGCGGCACAGTGTAGACGTGCTCGAACTCGGTGTCGCCCTTCACGCGCCAGATCTCGAGCCCTGACGCGACGTAGAGATAGCCACTCGAAGAGTCGTAGGTCATCGCGGAAATGGGATGCCGGGCCGTCAGGTGTGGGCACCTGCCCCCGTACCCGAATATCTGAGCAGTGTCTATCTCGAGGTTGAGATCGTCGATGTGCTGAATGCCGGGGGCATACCCGCCACGGACGAGCAGCTTCTGGATGAGCCCGTGTGCGGACATGAGCTGATACCAAGTCGCCGGCACGGGAATGACCGTGTTGTTCTCGTCGACGTCATGCTTGATTATCACCTGCTGATTCACGGATTCGCCGGGGATGTTCGGGATGTCGACCATTACATTGAGCTGGTCGCCGCGCTTGCCCACCAGGCCGATGATCTTCTGGACCCGGTTGCAGGTGCCGGCAACAGGCGGGTCTCCTGCTGTCGGGGTTCCGGGCCCGATGACGGCAACGTGGTCGAGCGAGTACATCGTGACGAAGAGATACTCTCCGCACCAGAAGATGAAGTCGGGCGTGATGAACCCCTCGTCGTAGTCTCCGCTGATGCCCCAAGACTGATGGTCGTAGTACTCGACAGTGGCCCCGTTGTCCTTCAGGACGGTAATCATGTGCTGCTCGGCGGCGACGCCACTAGTGATGCAAATATAGCCGTCCCTGTCGGGATAGTGCTGGCGGCTGACTCCGCGGACGTTGCGGATCCATCCGTTCTCGGGATCTTCGTTGCCCTGGCCAGGCCCTGCCGCATCGTCCGATCGTCTGCCCCATCGCCAGATGACCGACTCCGTGTCGGCCCAATCGTACTTGTACAGGGCCCGATCTTCGGTCGTCGGCAGGTGCCAAACCGTCGTCGCGAAGAGGCCGTCCTCTTCCTCTACACAGAGCTCAAGGTCATACGTCCTGTCGCCAGCATCGATAAACTCTGGCTGCGTCTCTGTCGTATCCTCCGACTTGTTCGTGATGTAGACGTCGTTGTTCCCGCCCTCCCGGCAGATGAACAGCTTGTCGTCCATGTCGAAACGGTCCTGATGCGACGCGACAATGCCCCTGTGGGTCTGAGACGGAGAGCTCCCGTAGTCGAAGTAGCCGGCGAAGGTGTAGGGGGCTGTCTTGAGATAGGCCTTCGTCAGTACCCCGTAGGGAAAGTTGCCGTTGGAACCGTGGACATAGATGTAGGTCCCGTCGCCAGTGATGCTGCGAATGACAAAGCCGCTACCTTCCGTTTGGATGTCCGCTACCCATGTGCATCCGTCGGGCGGGTCGTTGGTATAGATGAGGACCTTGTTGGCGGTTGTGCCGTTGGTCGCATCGGCCACATAGATGTAGTCCTCGTCAGCCCAAATGCCCTTCGGCTGATTCATCTGCCCTTCGCCCGTCCCACTCTCGCCGAAAGTGGCGGCGACCTCGAGGTAGGGCGTCTCGGGGATCTCGTAATCGGCCTCGGTCTCTATCTTCACGAAGTAGAGTCCGGCCCACCCGAAGTCGGCATCGGGGTCGTTCTCGTCTACGATAGTTACAGGGCGCCAGTCCTCGGGCATCTGCCAGGTGATCCATCCGTCGACAGAGAATCTCTCCGTTCCGTCGACGTACCCCTCAATGCCGAGATCAGGATCCGCCTCAGGGATCTCGACCCAATTCCCCGGGCCCTTGCTATAGTAGACCTTGATAGAGAAGTCGCCAGAGGCGGGGTCCTGGATGTCGAAGTACACTCCGCCGAACCGCTCATTGTCGCCCAGGTACAGCGTGTCGTTTGATCCAAGGAGATCGAAGGGGGTCCCTGGGATTGCGGCCTGATTCGTTCTGTCAGTCCACGTGTCGGTATCGCTGTCGTGGACGATGACAGCATTGAAGTCGGGTATCGCCTCAGCCTTTCTGCCGCTATCGAACGTGAGAGTGGGCAGGCCCTTCTCATATACCTGTGTCCCGTTCTCCGCAAAGTCTATCCAGACGATGTCGGCAGTGTGGTAGTTGGGATTCTTCGCGATGGCCGTCGGACGTCCGAAGTTGAAGATGGCCCGGTTCCCTGCATAGTCGTAGAGATTCTTGTCGCCGTCAGAGTTGACGTCGTCTTCGTCCTGCACCAGAACCGTGTCGCCGTAGTCCCACTGATATCTGTTCGGATGGACGTACTTGAAGACACGCCCGCCGGTACGCATGTCGAGACCCGACACCCGGACAATGTCGACCCCCTCGGTCGCTTCGCCGTCAGGGAAGACATACGCCAGGTTCTTCGGTCCGTAGTAGACCTCGCTCCCATCTAGGGGAGCGTAGTACCGAACAAGCTGGACGCCGGTGAGCTCGACCATCGGGCCGTACGCATTCGAGCACTCGTAGGCGGCCTTATGATCGAGATCCTTCATGTAGCCGTAGACTTGGATGGTCAGAGATCGCTCGCTCTTACTCCAGGTTGTCCCGGACGGGTCGACGACGCCGCCGATGATGATGGGGCGCTCGTTTGTCTCTGTTAGCCCCTTGTATCCCAACTTCACGGTTATCCAGATGCGATCCGTCGTGTTGAAGAACCCGTCTTCGGTTATCTCGTTGTAGAGATCCCTGTCGGGGTCGAGCATACTGACCTTGAACGTCCCCGTGTCGAACACGTTCAGGGTCTGTGACTCGACGGACTGTCGGATTCTGGCGATAGGGCGCTGCGCGAGGTAGGACACAAGCGAGAACTTGTACGCTATGAGACTGTAGAGATCCTCGGTGGCGCTGTAGGTGAAGCCGCTGAGTGTGAGGGTGGTCCAGTCGTCCGAAGATGAGTACGCCGGCGCCGAGCCGATGGTATATTCGGTCGCAATCCCGCGTGACATCACGCAGACCACGTCGCCGTTCGAGAAGTGCGAGGTCGCATCGCCGGCCACCCGGATAGCCGTTCCCGACCCACTGACTACGATGCCCGCCCACTGATGCCAGGCATAGACTTCAGTGACAACGGGCGGGGCCTTGCCCACCCGCGACGACTGCAGTTTGTACCTGTCTGTGACTGTCAGGGTCATCAGTCAATCGCCTCGCCAGTGGCGTTGCGGAGCCGCTGGATCATCCGCCTCTTCGCCGGGAGCATCACCTTCTCGTAGAAGTCGTCGACGGAGTCCTCGTCGATCGAGAGCATCCCGCCAGGAGCGACGATGATCTGGTCCGGAGTGCTTCCGGCGATGATGGAGAGAAAGTCCTCTCTGTCCATGCCCATCGACTCCCAGGGCGCCTGTGCCGGCCGGGTCTCCGGTATCGTTGCCTGTCCCATGCCGGCGCCAGGAAACGGCATCTCTGCCATCGACTCGACAAGGTCTGTGAGCTTCGGCGACAATAGCCGTTCGTCATGGTGGATGTAGGCGAATCCGTCCCGGACATTCTTGCCACCGACCTTTCCCACGAACGGCGTGTTGCCAGATACCGGGTCCTGCGTGCTGAACGCCGTCGACGCTGCTCCACTGGACGTCGATGAGCTAGCCGCGCCTGCAGCGTCTCCGAGGCCGGGGAGCAGGTTCAGCATCCAGGCCAGGGCCTTCGCGAAGAGCAGGCGCCAGATGAGCTTGCCGACCTCCTCGAGCATGATGGCAACGGCGTTGACTACGGCCTCGGCGACCGGGTCCAGGGCCTTCTTGATGATGGCGTCCTTGATGGTCTGGCCGAGATCCGTCCAGATCTGTTCGGCCTCCTTCGAGTCGCGCCGCAGGGCGTTCAGCCAGTTGACCGTCGCGTTGCTCAGGGAGTTGGCGATATTGCTCGACCAGCGCTCCCACGACTGGCGGCGCTGTTCGGCGATCTCCTGCTCAACTTCCACAAGCTCAGCCTGCAGTGCGAGATAATCTTCGTTCCCCTCGGCCGTCGCCGCCAGACGTGCCTGTATGTAGTCGCGGTACTCTGTCAGGCTCATGCGGTTCTTGTTTCGTTCGGCCTGGAGCTCCTCCTCGAGCTCGCTTCTGCGAATGGCTACAAGGGCCTGCTTCAGAACGATGGCCGCCAGGGTCTCGATCTCGTTGCGGTGCTCGCCGGCCTCTTTGGCCAGATCCATGTCTTCAGCGTACTGGGCATGGGCCCGGGCCCGGGCTTCGGCGTACTGCCCCTCTTCGGCAGCTATCCGGAGCTGCTTGAGCCTGTCGAGGAACTGCTTCCGGTTCCTGAGGGTCTCTTCGTCAGCGTCCTTCTGGATCTGTGCCTTGGCGAGCTGCAGGGCCTTCTCGGCCGCGAGGCGGAGATCCGATTCCTGACTCGCAAGGTCCTCGATCAGAGTAAGCAGGATATCCCTCGTCGCCTCGGCTTCGGCGATCTTCTGGACGTCGGTCTCCTTGGCCATTGACGCTTCGATGTCCGCGACCTGCTCCCTGAGATTCTCCTGGTATCCCGCCAGGCCATCGGCCAGGGCAATATCCTCGTCATACTGACGCTGTGCGGCCTCGCGACGGCGGTCGAACTCGTTCTCGATATTGTCGAGGGTGATAGCCTTCAGCCTTTCGGCCGCTTCCGTCTGCAGCTTGACGATGGCGTCTATCTCTTCCTCGCTGAGGCCGTAGTTGGTGTCCTCGCCCCCTCCGAGATCGGTGAGCCAGCCTTTCAGTGTGGCGATGGTCATGATGAGCTCGCGCATCTCCGCGTCTATCTCGTTGATCCTCGCGAGCTGCTCGTTGTACTCCTTCTCGGTGCCCAGGTACTCGGAGATGGAAATGCCACCAGCGCCGCCCTCCCCGGCCGACAGCGCCTCGAGCCTGGCCTTCTTATAGCCCTCCCACTTCGCCGAAAGCTCGGCAAAGCCTTCGTTCTCTGTGGCGAATCGCTTCTTGACCATCTCCAGATCCATCTGAGCGATCTCGAGCTGAGCCTGCCACCTGTCCTGGTTCAACTTCAGCATCATCTGGTGATTGGCTACGAGAGTCGTGCGGTACTCCTCCAGGGCATCGCGGTTGATCCCGATCACGTTCCCGAGATCATCGAACCCGGTGACGACCTGCGGGAGTGCGTTGCCGAGCATGTTCATGACGCGCTGGAGCTCTGCTGTCTCGGCGTTGCTCTTGGCGGTGATGCCGTTGAGCTCGTCGAGCTTGGTGGTGAGCTTGTCCAGGCTCTCGATCTCGCTACCCATCGCGTCGATGGTCTTCTTTATCTCGGCACTACGCTCGACCTGGCCCTGGATCGAGAGCTCTTCCATCTTCCGGGCGGCGGCGCCAACTCCCACGAACGCGGCGACAAGGGCACCGAGCGCGGCGACGATCCACCCGACCGGACCGGCCAGGCCAAGAAGCACGTTCTTGACCATTGATAGGCCAACGGCGATGCGCGGCAGCAGCGACACCATGAATCCAAGGACGCCCGTGAGCAGGGTGAGTCCGCCCGCGGCCGTCGTCGAGAACGCGGCGACACGCTGCATCCATTCCGGCAGATCGCCGAGAAATAGCGCCGTCTCTCGTAGGCCGTCCGCGACCTTGCGGAGCACGGGGACCAGCGCCTGGCCGAACTGGAGCACGATCTCGTTGATGGAGTTCCGGAGTTTCTTCAGGGTCCCAATGAACGTGTCCGTCTGGATATCGAGCATCTCGTAGGCCTTGTTCGTGCCGGAGATGCTCATCTCCATCTCCTCGAGCCTGGCCGAGCCGGCCGTCACAAGGTTCAGAATGCCCGCCAGAGCACGAGCGCCGAAGATGACCGAGGCCGCTCGCGGCGTTATCTTGTGCTCCTCGAACTGCCTGACGATATCGACGAGGCTGTTCAGGGTCGGATCGACGTCCTTCGCTGCGATGCCTAGGTTCTCGATTTCGCGACGGGCCATAGGCGTGAGTCTCGCGAGCCGGACCAGCGACATCCTGAGCGCCGTGCCGGCCATCGAGGCCTCCATGCCAGAGTTGTAGAGCAGCCCAAGCGCGGCAACGACGGTCTCGAACTCCTGGCCGGCGTTGTGCGCGATAGGCGCCACATACCTCATGGAGATCGCCAGGCGCTCGGCCGTGGCCTGAGACTTGGAGATGGCCGCGGCGTAGGCGTTCGCGACACGGTCCGCGTTCTCCGTCCCCATCGCGAAGGCGTTCATGGCGGCGACGACCATCTGAGTCGTCTGACCCAGGTCGTTCATCGTCGCGCCGGCAAGGGTCAGGGTCGCGCCAAGGGCCTCGACGGTCTGTTCGGCATTGTAACCGGCACTGGCCAGGTAGTACATCGCCTGGGCCGTCTCGCGGGCGGAGAAGATGGTCGTCTGACCCCAATCTCGGGCAATCTCGCGCATCGAGGTCATGTCCCGGAAGTGCTCGCCCAGGACCGACCCGACGTTCGCCATCTCCTGCTCGAACTGCGCGAACTGCCGGACCGACATCGCGGCCATCGCGGTGATGGCGGCGCCGGCGATCGTCGCCGCCATCCCCATCCGCTGGAGCTGAGGGCTGACCTCAGCGACCTGACGCTGGAAGTGACCGAGATGAGCCTTGGCGAGCTGTGTTCCGGAGACAAGCCCGGTCAGGTTCGCGTTGATAGCCACGAACACTGTGCCGAGCGATACCGCCCCCATGCCTACGCCGAACGCCATCTTCTATCCCTTCTTCCGTTTCTTCTTCCGCTTGTCGATTACCTGGAAGCCCGGCACTGTCCCTGGCTTGGCGCCCGGAAGGCCGAACAGGGCCCGAGGGTCTTGGATCTTGAGCTTCGACTTCGTGATGCGGCCGGACTTGTCCTTGACCTGATCGACCTCTGTCGTCGCTCTAGGTGGGCAGACCAGGACATTACCCTTCCCCTTCACGTAGCGGGCGGTATAGGCGCCCTGTCCGTCCCCTCGCTGTCCTCCTACCTTGAGCCCGGGGCCGGGGGTTTCCCCGGCATCTCCCCCATGTGCCTTCAGCGCTTCCTTCTGCAGATGGCTCCTTACCTGCATCGACTCACGGAGACCCTGCAGCAGCAGCCTGGCCTGAGGACGGGTAAGCTGCAGGATGTCCCCCAGGGGCCACTTGAACTCTTGAGCAAATCGGACCACCAGTGCCCGCCACGAGCCCATCGCCTTGAGGAGCTCAGGGGGCAGGGTCTCTATTTGCTCGCCGGTCTCGCTGCGAGGACCGCTTCGCCCGCCGCCGAGACCGTTTTCATCCCGTCGAAAAAATCGTTGAGGTTGAGAATCGCCATCAGGAGCGGCGGGAAGCACCCGATCGGCATCTTCTTCAGCCGCTCAACGGTCAGATGTGGGTGGTGCTGGCGAAGTCCGTAGTGCGCGATATCGGCCAGGACCTGAATCGCCTCCTCAGGAACGACCTGCCCATCTTTCAGCTCCAGGGCATCCAGCTCGAAGAGCTTCGCCTGCAGGTCCGGAAGCTCGTCCATCGGGACGGCGCAGACCTTGAACGGCACGCCGCGCAGAATCACGGGCTCCGGGGCGTTCCGGAGCGCATCGATCTCATCCTGCTCGGGCGGTATCGCGGATTCGTCGACCGCCGCCGCGATCGGCTTCTCCTCAGGTGCCGCTCCGTCCTGCTCCACTGCCTCGTTCTTCTCTTCGGCCATTTACAGGCTCCTTTTCGAGGGGCGGTCCGGGCCAGGTCGACACCCCTGGCCCGGCCCTATCCCCAGGCCTAGCTCTCGTCTCCGAGTTCGATCGTGCCGACGCTGTTGCTGCTGTCGGCCGTGGCCTCGAAGTCGAAGTTGGGAATGACGTGCGAGTCTCGTGCGAACGGGAACCTCAGGTTCGTCGCCCGGCACTCGTTGAGCGTGATGGTGAACGTCACGCTGTCGGTTGTCATGGTGAACTCGAGCTGCCAGGTGTCGGGATACGACGTGTTGGAGAGCGCCACCGACGTCCCGGTTCTCGTGCCACCAGTGAGTCGCTCGACTCCCTTCGCGGTCAGATTCGCGAACTCGGCGCTGCCGGTGATCGACCCGGTATGCGTCCGAATGTCCTTCGGGAAGAGACCCGCACCGCTGTAGAGCTTCGCGACGTCGAAGCTGAAGTCGAGACTGAAGTTCTGCAGATGGCCCAGGATCTCCCCGTCCTGGCGCATTGTGCCAAGACCGAACTGGATAGCCACTAGATATTCACCCCCTCCCTAAGTGGGTCTATTACGTCGTTCCGAGGACGACCGTGAAGGTCATCGACGTATGGAGCAGGTTAGCCTCTGGCTCCGGGATCTCGATCGAGGAGACCAGGTTACAGCGCCTGCACCTAACTGTGAACGCCTGGGCGTTCAGATTCGTGACTCCTGCCTCTCCTACCTCACCATGCAGCAGGTCGAACACTTCCTGCTCCAGGGTATCCATCGTCGTTTTCGGGTAGCCTCTGTTCGTGGGCACCCAAAGGTGGATCTTGACGTCGAAGCCGGCCGAAGGGAGCCGGTGCGCTGCATTGGTCCATGTCACCTGGAACGTGAGCTGCGGGTAGTCCCGGTCCTTCACCCGTACAACGGGCAGCGCCGAGTCGTGGATGCGCGTACTGCACTTCCCCGTGATGATCGCGCTGGACGTGAACAGCGCTTTCAGGGCCCCCTTCAGGGCGATCTTCATGCGCTCGTTGCTCATCTACCTGCCGCTCCTGCAGCCCCTACTGTGCCACTTGCCCTCATCGCCGCGGCTACCGCGGCGCCGATCTCTGCCTGGACCTGCTGCTGCTTGTTTATCATCGCGGTCCGGATGTAGGGTCGCGGAGCCATCGGCGGCTCCGCACGGCCCTCATGGACGTAGAGCACGTAGAACGGGGTTGTCCTCCTCCGGCCGTACTTGTCGACCCACTTGCCGGGGGCCGTGTAGCCGGGATGCACGCCAATCTTCCAGCGCCAGTGCAGGAACGAGACCTCCTCGGGCATGAATGCCTTCGTCGATGCCCTCATGAGGCCGGTGTCAACCGCACGGAGAGCGCCAGACGATACGAGTTCTACCGCCTCCCTCTCGATGAGCTGAGCGCCCCTGGTGCCGGCCAGGACCACGTTCTTGACCGCTCTCGAGGCGAACAGGGTCAGGGCGACCTGCACTTCCTTCACGCCGATCACATGGACTCCGCCCCGGAACAGTGTCCCGGGAATGACCCCTGTCGCCCCGCCCGTGAGGCCCGAAAGTGTGCTGAGAGGCACTAGCTATACCCGCCCTCTCCGTAAGCGTCCATGTAGACCTGCTTGTGGTGATCCTTCACGCCGCCTGGTCGATTGTCGACATAGCGGACGATGAACGTCTCGCCTGTGACCTCCTGGGTCAGAATGTCGTCGACCTTGACTATCGCCGTCGGCAGCATAAACCCGAGATGGGAGCTCGACCCGATGACGCCGCCGACGCCGGCCTCTGCGGCCCCCTTGTTGCGCGTGATGCGGATGGGCTGATCGGTCGCCGCGAGCCGAGGGCCAGTGGCGATGTCGCCTGTGGCCGTGGTCGCCTGCGCCGGCACCCGCGCTATGCTCACCCGCTCGGGGAGTAGCCCCACCTTGATTGCCATCAGACCATCCCGTAGCCGTACTTCTGAACCACGAGCTTCATCATCCTCTGGACGCCGCCCGTGACCTTATCTCCGAACTTGGACTCGACCATCTTGAGATCCTGGCCGAACGTCGCCTCGTAGTCGGCCATGACGATGCTCTTCACGCCGAGCGCACTCACTGAGGCCTGCTCCTCCTCCAGGAGCCAGACCTGGGCCCGGAACGCGACCAGCATGTTCGCGAGCATCCTTACGTCGCTTGGGACCTCGGTGTAGCCGTAGGTGTACTGCACGTCGACGTTGACCGGGCCCTTCGTGAAGTAGGAGTAGGTATCGCTCACGAGCCGGATGCGCCCGTCGGCCGTGTAGACGTGGTAGTGGTCGCTCGAGATGGTCGTGGGCGTCGAGGAAGTCACGCCGTTGATGCAGTCCCTAAGGCGCGTCACTGAGAGAACAGGCCAATGCCTGAGGATCACAGTGTCCTGGTCGTCGCGGTCGATGTCATGAACCTCGGTGCCGGCATCGTTGGCGTAGAAGTCATGCTGGCATTCCTGGTCGATGATAGTCTTTGCCCAATCGCGCCAGGTCTCCTTGATGTCGTCGACGGTGACTCCCTCGACAAGCTCCACAACCTCAGCCTTACTGTCGTAAGGATTTGTGTAGGCAGCCGCCCCGCCGGTCGTGACCTCGAAGTATTCCGTCCTGGCCGTGGCAGCTATCAGATTCCCGTTGACCTCGAAGTACCACACGATCCGCCAGTTGGACCCTACGGTCGCGTCGACCGGCAGCGTGTAGCCCGTGAACTGGTAGTGGCCCTCTGCGAGCCTGGTGATGTTGCTGTTGTCCGTCTCCTCGTGGACCAGGGTCCCGCCCTGGTCATAGATCTTGAGAGTGGGCTCGGTCCCGCCGGCGTAGCCGTCGGGGTCGACGAGCGCCCCGCCCTCAGACACGTAGATGTAGATGTCGAGGTTGACGGCGTTGCCCTGTGCAAATGTCAGCATGACCGAATCCCCCTTCTACTCGAACTCACAGTAGCCGCCCTCTGCAGACGTTGTGTCATAGATGGCCTGAAGAATCGCCGACAGCGAGCCGGCGGCAGTGTGCTCGCTCAGGAGCTCGTCCAGGACAGCGTCTGCAACGTCAAGTGCCGTGATGCTTATCCCGTCTATCTGGTCACTCAGCGTCTCCAGCGTATCGCTGTCGGCCCCGCGAATGTTCGACTCTGTCGTGCTGATAGCCTGATCGAGGTCGGACAGGTTCGCGATGAGCGCTCCGGCGAACGGGGTCGAATCGGACAGGATGTCTGTCACGGCGATGTCGTTCAGGCTGGCTATGGCCGCATCGATGGCATCGAGCTCGGACGCGGTGTCCGCCGGCAGATTGTCCGTCTTCGTCTTGATGGCGGAGACGTTCGATCCGACCACGGCCAGGGCGACAGTTGTGGCAAGGCCGCTAACGTCTGCCTTGAACTGGTCAGGATTGTCGAGGTCAGCCTGGACAGCCGCGATCTCGTCACTGAGATCCTTCAGGTCGTCGGAGTCCGCTCCACGGATATTGCTCTCGGTCGTGCTCAGGGCCTGGTCCAGAGTGCTGTCCAGGAGCTCAGCCAGGGATCCGGCAACTCCGGAGTGATCTGCAATCGCCTCCTCGAGAACGGCGTCGGCGATAGCGCCCGCTGTCGGATCGTTCAGGCCGGCTATGGCCGCATCGATAGCATCGAGCTCGGACGCAGTGTCCGCCGGCAGATTGTCGGTCTTTGCCTTGATGCCCGCCATGTCGATCACCAGGTTGACAACGGCGCCGCCGAATGTGCCTCCAGTAGCGTGTCCGGCAGTAGACTCGTCCCACACGGCATCTGCGTTGTCTCCGGCGGTCGGGATGCTGAGTCCGGCTATCTCGTCTGAGATATCCTTCAGATCGTCGTCATCTGAGCCGCGGATGTTGCTCTCAGTCGTGCTGATGGCCTGATCGACCCGGGTGTTCAGGCTATCCATGTACCCGCCGAACGTGCCGCCGGTCGTGTGGCCGGCCATCGCTTCATCCAGGACAGCGTCGGCGATGGCCGCAGCGGTCGGGTCATTCAGTCCGGCGATGTCTGTGGCGAGGTCGTCGAAGACGTTGTCGGTTACATAGACGGCGCCCTCGTACTGTACACAGTCGTTCGCCTGGACGATGTAGAGGAGCGGGCCCTCTGTATCCAGGTCGCCTGAGGCGGGGTTCCAGGTATAGTGCCCGTCCCCGACCTCCGTCCAGTTGTCCGCGGTGATGGAATCGGTAGTCCAGGACGTCGCGTTCTTCTTGCGAAACTTCAGCGTGACGGACCCGTAGGCGATGCCCGTCTTGACGGAATGATAGGTGTCGTCATCGCGAAAGATGACAGGCAGCTCTTCTGTAGACGAGTCCTTCGTTACGGGGTACATGCCTAAGCCATCCTTGGAGCGAATCGGGTGACGACGTGGATGTCCGCGCCGTCGACCCTATCTACGCGACTGTTCGGCGGGATGATCCCCTCTGCCATCAGAAGCCTTGACAGGGCCATCAGGCAGCCGCCGTAGAAGGTCAGGTTGCCGCTTGGCAGCTTGTTGAGGGCACCCTGGCGAACGTAGCCGACCTGCAGATAGCATCGATAGCCGCCCTTGCTCCGCCAGCCCTTGAACCTCCAGAGCAGGGAACCAGGCGGATCGGTGAAGCCCCCAACGTCGCGGAGCTCACAGTCTGTGTCGCCATCGATGTTGATGCACGAGAAGTCTGTGGCGTCGATAGTGAAAACGGCCGATGACCCTGGGTTCGAGGCCCAAGACTTGCTCCCCCAATAGTTCCCGGTTGGGAAGCCGTAGTCGCCGAGATCGAGCGCCCCCCCGATGATATCGTGGTCGTAGTACAGGCCCACGACATACGTCCCGTTGTACCCTATTGGCTCCGTGACGGAGTGTGTTTCGCACGTGAACCTGGCCAAGTCCAGGACAACGCCGCCGGGAATGCTCGACGTGTCGAACGAATAGTAGGCCCTCCACTCCACAGGGTCGACCGAGTCGCCCTGCTGGACGTTCGGATTCCACTCCGTTCCCGTGAAGTCGTGCGCTGACACCCCGTCCTTGATGTAGCCCCAAACGTCGGGGTTGAAAGAGTCGATGACGAGCGACATAGGGCGTCTCCAGGCCGGTTCCAGGTCATCTCCCGGCCATACTGCGACTGACGTACTCTGAAAGCAAGACCGTAAGTGCTCAACATCTGAACAGCTTAGCCGACGATGTTCTTCGAGCTGCCCTCTACGAGCTCGAGCGCGGTCCGGCCCCGGCCCAGGCTCCGGTTCAGTTCCTCGTACCAGGTCGCGTGAGCCGCGAGCAGTTCTTCTGCCCGGTGCCTGTATGTGTGGCCTGCCAGAACGAGCTCGCGGCCGGCCCTGGCGATCCGGGTTCGGTCCTGATCCCGACGCGGGTCGACGAGGTCCTGGATGACTGCCACTGCCTTTTCTATCCGGTTGAACGAGACCAGGTTCACGCCGTTCTTGAACAGGCCCCCCATCCCCTCGAAGGCATAGGTCACATAGACAGCCGTGCCGCAACACATCACGTTCCAGGTCCGGTTGCTCGTGTACTGGTCGATGTCGTTGTAGGCGTTGATTCCGAGCACAACCTTGGCGCTTGCGACTGCGATCGAGAAGTCCTTCTCATAGACCTTCCCGAAACAGGGGGCCCCGGCACCCCAATTCGTACCGTAGACCCGCAGCTTCAGGTCCGACTGTGCCACCAGGGACATGAGCTTCGCCCGCAGCGCCGAGTCCGGGAAGTGGGAGTAGTTTCCGCCCATGAATGCCACATCGCACTCGAACGCGGGGTCGGGCTTGACGGGCTTGTAGACATCCGGGTCACTGGCCGTGTGCCAGGTCATCACCCTGGGCACACCCAGGCGCCGGTAGCACTCGAACTGCAGCTCATCGGCGTTGCTCAGGAGCAGCATGTCACACACCGCTCCGAGCCTGGCGATGTCCCGCACCGCCATCCCGCGCTGATCCCCAAAGAACAGGGCGACGAATGTGCGAGGGGCGCTCTGCTTGATCGAGCGGACTATCGCGGGGTCGAGTCGCTCGCCCTTGTTGATGAGCACGATGTCAGGCTTCCAGGATCCGACCTTTTGCAGAACCTCTATTCCCATCCCCTCACCGCCGAGCTTCTTGGCTCTCGAACGGTAGTCGTAGTCGATGACCTCACATCCGGCCTGGCGAAGGCCCCGCGTACGCAGGTGATCTGATACGTGGTCCTGCAGGAAGGTCCCGATGTGGAAGACCTTCAGCGGCCCGTCACTTTCCGACCTTGTCGGGGATGAACTCCGGAGCGGCGCCATCTGGACTCCTCTTGATGCGGCCTCGCTTGGCCTGGTCTCTGAACGCGGTGTACTTCTTGTAGGCCTGGCGCTTGCACTTGGGGTGCTTCGGGTGGTCCATCGCCTCGACATAGGAGTGGATCTTCCCCTTCTCGTCTTCCCACCTGTTCGCGAGCTGTGCAACCTGCCAGCCCTTGGCCCGGACCCTGGCACAGAGCGGCGTTCCTGCGAAGCCCATGACCTGTCGCGGTCCGAGCTGGAACCCGCCGGCGTCTACGAGCGCCTTCTTGTGGCACACCCAATGGATCGGGCAGAGCATCTTCCTGAAGATGACCGTGATGTCGCCTCGGGTCTCGGTCCCGATGACGTTCGTCTTCCTGGGCTCCCCGTGATTGTGCCCGTTCACAAAAGCGAGCTCAGGGAATAGGCGTAGCGCCTCCATACAGATTTCGAGCCAGCCCGGGTTGTACCAGGCGTCGTCGTCGCTGATGGCGATTATCTTGCTCTTCGTCGCCTTGATCCCGATCATCCGGGCCTTCGCCGAGCCCTTGTTGTCGTCGAGCAGGATGGCAGTGAGCTTTCCCTGGTCCTGCATCTCCTGGAGCCATTCGCGGGTGCCGTCGGCGGAGTTGTTGTCGACCACGATGATACGGTGCGGATGGAGAGTGTTCTCGATCATCGAGCCGATGCAGTCCTTGAGATAGAGCAGCCGGTTGAACGTGATGACAACGATGTCGACCACGGGGCGATCGTCCTTAGCTGCCATTGTCTTCTCCCTTCTCCACTGGCTTTGGCACGAACTCGGGATCTCCGCCGAGCTTCGCACGGCGGGCGAACTCCTTGTATCCCGTGCTCTCATAGTAGTCATGGTGCGACTTCGGATGAGACGGATGGGCCATGTGTTCGACGTACCGAACGCCTTCGGCATCTGCGTTGCCGAGCTCTGTATAGGGCCGGATGAGTCGGTTGACGTTCCCTCGGTCCGCCAGTGTCTCGATAGTGAACTTCGCAGAATGCCCTCCGATCTCGTGCAGCTTGCCGAACGGGAACCCGCTCCCGAGCAGCTTGCCACGTGCGATCTTCATGCCGCCGGCCTCCTCAACGATGGAGCGTCGGAAGACCAGATGAAACGTCCGAAGCGAGGTCCGGAAGTCTATCGAGATGCCCTTGCGCCGTTCCGTTCTGACGTACTCCAACGTGCGACGATGGTCGGCCGACGTCACAGAGACTTCGGGCCAGAGCTCGAGAATCCTCATGCAAACGGTTAGCCAGCCCGGGTTGTACCAGGCATCGTCATCGCTGATGGCCACGATCTCGCAGTCCGAGAGCTCCATGCCGGCGTAGAGCCCCTTGATGCGTCCGACGTTCTTCTCGAGGAAGACCGGAATGAGATTGCCCTCTGCAGCCTGTTCCTGGAGCCATTCTACAGTCCCATCCTCGGAATGGTTGTCGACCACGATGAGCTTCCCGTAGGGGTAGCGCGTGTTCTCGCGGATTGACCGGATACACTCCTTGAGGTAGAGCAGCCGGTTGAAGGTAACTACGATGATGTCGACGGGCTCTGTGGGTGTTCCGTCATCCCATTCCGCATGGCTCATGTCAGACCCCCATCATGTGCGACGCGACCTCGACGATGGTCTCGGCCCGCGCCTGGAACGTGTGCTTGTGCGCTATCTCCATGCCCTTCGCCGAGAGCTCGGCGCGTGCCGCGTCGTCGGCCAGGAACCGATGCACGAGACGGTTCAGGTCGTCGGCATTCCGGTACTCGGGAACGGTCTCCTTCATGAACGACTTCAGACCCTTGGCCCGATCACTGATACAGAACCCGCCACTGGCCAGGACGTCGAGAATCCTGAACGACAGGAAGCCTTCCTTGGCCATCGGCTTATGATGGTCATTGAGCGAGATGGCGGTAGAGTTGTAGAGGTCGGGCAGGCGCTCATAGGGCCAGTACTGGCCGGCGTACCAGCTCAGATCGAACCCGGGCTTTGACGGCCACTTGCATCCGATGACGACCGGCGTGTACCCGACCGGCTCCAGGTCCCGGATGATCTCGCGCCCAAAGCCCAGGGACCCGCGGGCGTTCCCAACGAACACGACGTTGTGCGAGAACGGCGGTTTCTTCTTCGGCGGCCGCATATCTGTACAGACCTCGAGCGGATGGACCGGCGGGCCCATGTCCCTGATCTGACTGATGAACGACGGCGACAGACAGAACACTACGTCGTACTTCGCCATCTCCTCAGCGTCCATCTTCTGAGGATGAGAGTGGAACCAGCAGACGTTGAAGCTGCTCGGGTTGTAGAAGAACGGGTACTTGTCCTTCTGCGGGAACGGGTGCCCGAACAGGTAGACCGTCACATCAGCGAGCTCCGGGAAGACCTCAACGGTGTGCCCCATCGCCAGGAACCCGGCCTCGAGCCGTTTCTTGACCCACCAGTCGCCCCAACACTCGAAGGTCCTGGGATCGGTCTCGGCCCAGGTCCTGACGTTGATCGCCAGGCCCTTGATGTTCTTCGAGTTGTTGCGGATCTCCGTGAGCCTCCGTTCCGTCACCATCCGAGAGAGACGATTGCGCTCGGCCTTCAGAGCGTCGCGTTGGTTCGACCGACGGCCGCCGTCCACGCCGGCCAGCCTCGCCTCGAGCTTGCGGTCCTCTTCCGTCTGCTCTCGGAGCGGCTTGTTCACAAAGAGATGTCTTACCCGTTCACGTTCCGCGTCTACCGGATTCAGGAAGTTCTTCGAGCTCTTGGGCATCAGAGATTCTCCACTGCCGCGATAACTCGCTTCGCGGCGCCAAGGAACGTCAGGGGCGGGACCTGGGCCCGCATCTTCTCGCAGATCCTCTTTCTGTCAGCCTCTGTCAGGGACGTCAGGTGCGCGAGTTGTATCCTGGCGTCTGCGGGACTGAAATAGGTCGGCCAGTGAGTCTGGATGGCGCCGTCGTCGGACAGCTTGACCGGATCAACCAGGGGCAGTCCGCCGGCCGCGATGACGTCGAGGACCTGGTGCTTCAGGAACCCGCGTATCGCCATTGGGGTCTGATGGTCGATGAGAACGACCTTCGCAGAGTGATAGAGATCCTGCAGGCGCCAGAAGTCATGGTACTTCGCAATCCACCTGTCTCCTGCCCTGTTCCAGTTCCGGCCCCATACCCCGAACGAGAATGCCAGGTCCCGGCGATCCAACAGATAGTCGGCAACCGGGCGCCCCCCGCGACTAGGCCGGGCGTTGCCGATGAACACCACGTCGGGACACTCTGCGTCGATCTGCGTAGTGGTCTGATTCACGAAATTCTTGCCCTGGATCATCCGGTCGGTGCTCGGTCGGATGAGGACAGGATCGGCTGTGCCGAACAGGTGCGAGCAGGGGGGCAGGTACTTGACCACGGCCTCGGCGTCGCGGATCTGCCCGTTGGCCTCCTGTTCTATCCACGTGGCAGATGTGCAGAATACGATGCTGTACTTCCGCAGCTCGCTCAGGGTCATCAGTTCGGGATGACTGTAGAACCAGGCTACGTTCAACTTGCCCGGGGGAACGGCCCGCTTGGCCGGCGCCTTCCCCCAACAGTAGAAGTTCAGATCTGATCGATAGGGATTGTCGACGAGCCGATGCCCGAGCTCCTCGAATGCGTGCCCCATCAGAACCCGGACCCAATGATCGCCCCAAAAGGGCTGTGAGGGCCCGGGTTCGTGACTGGACCTGTCGTAGAGATGTATCCGCACTAGAGCTCCCTGACGTCTGCAACCCCGTAGTACATGTGCGTTATCATCCGAGGCGGCAGATCCCCACGGAACGGTTCCGCAGTCCCGCCGCCGGTTGTGGGCTGAGTCTCTTCGCCAGGCTGCCAGTTGGAGTAGCGGTCCTCAACATTCCGCTCGATGCCGCGGCCGGCATAGTAGCCGAGCTTAGCCCGGATCTTCGAGGTCGGCTGCACGTAGCCGAAGTGGTAGACCAGTTTGTCTGCCACTACCGCCTCTTTGTAGCCCGTCTCTGAGCGGACCGGGCGGCCCTCGCTGTCGACGAACGTATTGAACGACTTCTCGTGATGGAAGCCCTGACTCCAGCGCCACATTCTCGGGATCTTCGACTCCCACTGAGGGCAGCCGACAGCGACCGTTGTGAAGTTCGTCCAGAAGTGATGGAAGCCCACGCGGACGATTGCCAGCTCACGGTCGTCTACGAACATCTTCATGAGGCGAGCGACGTCTTTCGGCTCCCATATCTCGTCGCTATCGACCTTCATGTAGATGTCGCCCGTCACACGCTTGGCGATCGCGTTCTGCATCTCAACCTTGTCCTTCCACCGATGATCCTTGGGCGGGGGGACGAGAGTGATCTTCTCATCCGGGTCGGGATAGGCCGCGATCTTCTGGAGTGTCGCATCGGTGCTGGAGCCGCGCTCGTCGGCGTGTTGCCACATCCCTTCGACTGCCCCCTCGACGATGATGATCTCGTGGGCGAGATCGTAGATGCCGTCGAGCGCCTCCGTGATGTAGGAGTCGCCGTTGAAGACTATCATGCCGACGGAGAGCTTCGGGCCGTAGCCCCCTACCCGGAAGATGTCGAGGGACTTCTTGGTGCTCGCCTCGATGGTACACCAGTCCAGAATCCGGTCCCGGCCTCGGGCCACAGTCGCTGAGACTTCGGCGCGGTTTTCTGGCTCGAGCACCCAGGACACCTTTTCCGCGAAGTCGCCAGGGTCGCCCAGGCGTGCGTAGAAGACGCCGTCCCCGTAGGAACCACGGAGCACCGGGAGATCGTAAGCGACAACGGGCGTGTTCATGTAGAGCGCCTCTTCGGGGGGCATTCCGAACCCCTCGAACATGCTCGGGAACAGCAGTACGTCGGCTTTCTTGATGGCCTCGAACTTGGAGCGGTCGTCGACAATGCCCTGAACGTCGACGTAGAGATGGTTCTCAGCCCACTCGGGCCTCTTGGCGTCGAGCCTCTTCTGCTCGTTCGGGCCGACCTTACCCATCACCGTCACATGTGCCGAGCACTGCAGGGTCTCCGCAAGCGCATCGAACACCGCGATCGGGTTCTTGAAGTCGACCATCCTGGCACAGAACACGAGCTCGGCCCCGTACTCGGGCTCCTGCTCCCGCTCACGCGCCTCCGCCCTCGAGAGCTCGTCGTCTATCTCGTCCACATCATCGAAGATGGGATCGGCGATGCCCGCCAGAGTGGCGTCGGCCACAAGCTGGTTGATCGGCGGCTCGAGCACGAACCAGGGACCCTCGAAATCCGGAAGCCACTGTTGGGCCCATCTCGAGCTTACCGCGGACGGACTCACGATCCCGTCGCAGGTGAGCAGGCACTTCTTGTAGTTCGCCCAGTACTCCTCTGTCGCATCTCTGCCAGACGGATAGGTCATCCCCTTGAAGTTCGGGCTCTCGAAGAGGATCAGGTAACAGGGAATGCCGAAACGCTCGGCGTAGGACTTGGCGAACTGGCCTCCGATGTTCGGCACACCAATGACGAAGTCGAACTCGTTCTCGGAGATGTCCATCCCCCATCGGGTGTCGACGATGCGCTCGAACCGCTCGAGGTTGTAGCCAAGGAAGTCCTTCTCGAACGGCGCCGGCGTGTTCGTGATGACCTTGACGTCCATGACCTGGGACAGGATGACGCCAAGCAGATACATTGAGTAGCGTCCGCCCGTGTAGTGCGGCATCTGCTCCATGAAGATAGCGCAGCTCCGCGGGGCCTTGCTCGGGCCGTAGGTCAGATACTGGCGTTCTGATGGGAGAGGGATGAAGAGCGGGCTGGTCGCAAGCGCGACGAGCTGCCCGAGCTTGTGCGAGTCAGCGTTCTCGATGAACTTCTTGGGGATGGTTAGCTGATAGGCAGTAGGCAGTTCTTCAATGGAGATGTCCGGCACATCCTCATCGGCAGCGATGACGGGGCCGGACTCTACTGGCGTAGGGGCGGTTTCGCCCACAAAGGCCTTGCGACTCTCCAGCGGTGCGCCCCCGCCTTCGACGAAGTTCTTTGTGGGCTCGTCCCGCTCGAGGGACCGTTTCGTATCTCCCATTCCTCCATCGCTTGACCACGACGAGCTGCCTGACGGGGCGCTCTAGGCTAGAAGACTCCCATGATACCGACGTTGACTGTCGTTGCCGTCGACGCTATCCGGCGGACATAGAAATGGTCCTCGGGCTCGTCCAGGACGATGTCGAGCGGGGCCGCGACCCCGACCATAACACGCCCGTTCTCGTGCGCTGTGTGATCGGTGCCCCACGAGAACCACACCGACCAGGCGGTCGAGACCGATCCGTCGACCACAACCCGTATCCTGCGACACGGCTTCGAGAGAACGATCTCAGAGGTCGCGTCGTGAACCACTGCCAGAGCCTCGCCGCAGCAGACCTTGTTCTGTGGAATGACGATCGCGGCCTTGAGGATACTGTCGCCGTCCTCGAGTTCGTGCTTCCTGACTCCCGGGGGCATAGTCCTACCCTCCTCCAGATGACATCGCCCGTGCAACGGCTCCCAGGGCGGCCGTTATCTTGTCGAGATTCGCCAGAACGGCAACGATCAGGCCAGTGGACCCGCCCGATATCGCAGCCCGTCTACTCAGCTCTCCCTTGATGCGCTCGTCAGCCAGGCGGAGATCGATGACCTCCCTCTTGAGCTGCTTGCGCTCCTCTTCGGCCCGTTCCAGGGCGTTGAGCAGCAGTCGACGGTACTCTGCGAACTCACCGTTGCCGTGCCCGTTCCCGCCTCCGTTGCCGTTGCTAACAGGGACCATCGGGCCAGCCCTCCAGCTCCCCAGGGTCTGTGGTGTAGATGATGCCAATCATCCAAGTCTCGCAGTCGGCTATGAAGGTATGGACCTGACCCGGTTCCAGAATGGCCTCATCTCCAGGAAGGAGCTCGAAGGACCTGTTGTCTATCGTCAGAGTGCCGCCACCATCCAGGATGATGAGCCACTCCTTGCCTACATGTGCATGGTCCGGGAACGATGCCCCGGCCGCGAAGTACGCCTTCTGCCCGGCGCTCACGCGATTCTTCCACAGCCCGAACCCGAATACGGTTCCGCATCCGGGCTGAGATAGATCTACAAATGATACACCCTTCGGCGCGAGTTCGAGCTCGCTCAGGCGAGGCGTCAGAGCGCGGAGTTTGTCCAGCGGGGTAGACTCCAGGCTCTGCTCTTGGTCGTGCTGTTCAAGTGCTGGTGCTGAATGCTCAGGCATGAAGCCCCCAGGTTCGTGGCGCCCGCCGCGATGTGTCGGACCGCGGCGGGCGCACACGCTATCTACTCGAGACGGCCTAGCTCGTGGAGCTCGGGTGCTCGAGGTTGTAGATCTGGCACAGCGCCGCGTGATGCTCGACGTTGAAGTCCATCCTCACGCTGATGACCGACCTGCGAGCGTCGTAGTGGATGACCTCCTCCGACTTGAACTTGATGAGCCGCCTGTCACCGATGACAGGGTTCTGCACATGCGTCATCACGCCGCCGCCGTCAGGAAGGTAGTTGCTCGCGAAGACGGTGATCTTCCCGTAGAGCTTCCCGAACTCGCCGGAGTGGATGGTCGCGTTCGGACCGTACTTGTCGACGGTCACGAGCTTCGCATCGTCCAGGAGCTGGTTCACGCTCCACGGATTGAGGAAGACGACCAGGTCCTGCATCTTGCGCCCGTACTTGCCGAGGTTGAACATCGCCTCGCGCAGGAACGCTGTACTCATCGCAGCGCCATTCGCGTTGACTCTCGGAGCCGAAGACGCGACGCGGCCGGCGCGAGTGTAGAGCCCGTCCCAGGTCGTCCTGTGGTCCTTCGTGAACCAGTTGGCGTCCGTCGCGAGCGCCTCGGTGGCGGCCGTAGCCGTGTGGGTGGTATCACCCACGAGCATGGCCTCCTCCTCAGCCTCCGCGATAGCAGCGCCGAACTGGTCACGGACGATTGCCTGGAAGTCCGTGTTGGCGTCCTCGTAGAGCTCTTCACTGACCATCATCTGCGACATGAGCTTCTTCGCCGTCAGGCGAATCGTGCCCGTAGTGAAGCTGGTCTCGGTCGCCTCGGCAGCCTGGGTCGACTGATGGTAGACCTTGGCCGCACTCAGAACCTTCGGGAAGTCGAGCGTCATGCTCGTCATCGTGACGGTCCTGAAGATCTGACGGCAGACGTTCCTCTCCCTCACGAAGTCGATAAACTCATCGGCCAGTGGGGTCGGAAGGAAGTCGCCGCCGGTGCCGGCCGTAGTGTTCATCGCCTTTCGCAGGGCATCGCCGAGCGTACCGATTTTCCTCTTAGCCACGTTAGTTTCACCTCCTCTCGTATAGAATCTATGCAGCGGCGTTTCCGCCCCGCGAAGTGTACCTATGTGCTACGACCGCGAATGCAGGTGCATCCAGCGGCTGAGCAGTGCCTTCCGAACGTCCTTGTCCAGAGACTTGAAGACGTCCGCGTCGTCCTCGCCGATGTCCATCAGGGTCTCGTCCGGGACGTCCTCGGCCTTCTTCACCTTGCTGAAGTCAAAGCCCTCGGAAGCGTCCACGTCGGCGCCCTTCTCAACCAGACGGCTACGCTTCCCGACCCTGACGATCTCCAGCTCGGACATGCGCTTGGCGACCCCGGCCTCCACGGCCTTGGCGATCCGCTTGTCCAGATCCTCGCCGAGCTTCTTGACGAGAGAAGTCGTAAGAGCCTCGACGTCGACGGACTTCTCAGCGGCATCGTCTTCCTCCTCCTCCTCCTCCTCCTCCTCTTCCTCTTCCTCGTCGTCATCGCCGCCCTCGTCCTCGTCGTCCTCGGGCTCTTCCTCCTCGTCGTCCTCGCCCTCTTCGTCCTCGGTCTCCTCGGCCTCTTCCTCCTCGTCGTCCTCAGACTCGTCGTCGCCCTCGTCGACCTCTTCGGTCTCCTCGGCCTCCTCCTCGCCCTCGGTCTCCTCGGTCTCTTCGGTCTCCTCGGTTTCCTCGGCCTCGTCAAGGGCCTTGCCGAACGCCTCGGCGAGCGCGTCCTCTACCGCGCCCTCGAGATCAGGCATGATCTCCGCCTTCGCAAGCTGGACGATCTCGCCCAGGTTGATGAGATCGATACCGCCGGCCTCGTCCTTGCTCTTCTTCGCCAATCAGTTCACCCCCTCTCACCGTAGTCTTTCGGGCAGCAGGTTCACTGCTGGTATGGCTCCTGGCCGAACAGGTCGCTCACGACCTTCCCGATGAGCTCTGAGCCGATATGGCCCATGCTCGTACTGATCGCCTTCCGGAGAGCCACCTTCTGGTTGCCGTCCAGATTGCGTATGTCGATGTCCTTCGCGAGCCTCACGATCGCACTGCGAAGCTCATCGAGAACGTCCGTGTCCTTCAGGACGTACTCGACACTGCACTTCACACAGAGCTCTATGCCCTCGCGTGCCACGCTCTTCTCGAGGCCGAGAGCCTTCCTGTGCCTCTGGACGTGCTGGATCGCAGCCTGCGGGCCGCGCTGACCAGACCTGGCGCCCATAAGGGCACTCCAGGCCGCGATGACGCCGCCACGATGGCACAGCATGTCGCCCGTCGTGTAGACGCCAAGGTCACTCAGCTTGCCGCCTCCCTTCACCCAATGATGGGGGTACTTCCAGGTCGACTTCTTGTTCGCTTCCCCGGTGACGGCATGTGCGCCGCGGGGGAGCTTCGTCTTGTCGACGCTGCCCCACGAGGGCTCATTGGAGTCGATCTTGCTGTTGTGAGTCAGAGCCTTGTCCATGCGCTCACCGTCGTCGCTCTTCGCCATCTCCGCCGACTCGTCACCGTCCGCGTCGTCCTCGTCCTCGACCTCGTCGTCAAGACCGCCTCGGAACGACTTGACGGCTCGGACCAGGGACAGGTCCTCGGCATCCGGATTCGAGGGCATCGATGTGATGGAGTACTCGGCGAGCTCGCCGTCCATGATCGTCGGGACCTCTCTGCCGTGTTCCTGGTAGAAGACGTCCTCGACCTTCGTCACCCATCCCGCCACGGAATACCCAAGGGTCGTTCCGTGCTCGAGCTTCATGACGATGTCCGACACTACCCTGTTGCCACGTTCCTTGACGGGATCCCACTGCGGCTCGAGATGGGTCCAGGCCTTGAACGCCCGTCCATCCCTGATGAGCTCGGTCTCCGTGCAGACCCCGACTGTGTGCTGGATTCCGTACCTGTGCTCCTCGTAGACGTTCAGTCCCTTGGCCATCGCAGCCATCTTCTGAACGAACGCCGCGGCCATGATCTCCCCGTCACGGTCGAGCGAATCGCTGCTCGCGATGCCGCAGACGTAGAGCCCGTCCTTCCGCTTCTCGAGAATGCACTTGCTTCCGCCCTCGGCATTCTTGGCCATCTCGAACGGGACGAAGACCCGGAAGTAGCCGGGGCGCTTCCTGCGCCGCTTCTCTTCCTGTTCCCATTCCCGGTCGAGATCCTTGGGGCTCGAGCTCTTCATGATGACCCCCTTAGTGTCCAGGTCCAGGGGCTCGCCATCCGCGCACTGGTGCAGTGCCTTCGTGAGAGCCTCGCCCATCCGACGGCGCCGGCCGTGCCGGCGGCTCTTCTTGTAGTGCCATTCGCCGTCGTAGTAGCTGTAGAGCTTCTTGACCGCGTCCCACGCCTCGTTGCAGCGCCGTTCGCGGGATGATGCCGTGCTCCGGTTGTAGACGTCAGCCCACAGCTTCATGCCGAAGATGGGGAGCTCCTGCACGTCGTCGGGGAGCTCGTCGGATCGTTGGTAGGTGTCCTGCAGAGGGACTCGGGTCTTCTTCGCGTGCCAGCGACCGTCCTCGAGATAGAACCGGCGCCGGACGGCACGCCAGCCGGCGTCGTCACACAGCTTCGCCTGATCCGCGCCATTCTTGAACGGCCGATTCGATCGGGCGTTGTATCCGAAGACGTAGGCTTTCTGAACGCCTGGCCCATGCGTTTTGACCGCATCGGGCACGTCACCAGGGAAGCTGAGCTTCGCTATCTTGGACATCCGAACCCTCTCTCTTGGCTGTTCAACATCTGAACACCTACTCTGCATAAGGGCTTCGTCAACTGTAAGCAAGACTGAAAGTGCTACGCCGGGCGTCTGAGACCGGCGATCTTATACTCTCCGCCCCTCAGTCGAGACACGACGATGTCGTTCTGGTGCGACTTCTGTGTCACGTCCTGGATGAACTCGAGTGTCATGCGCCGGCCCTCGTCGGTATCGGTGTGCTCGGCCTCCTGATGTACATAGGACTCCAGGTCTTCCCGCCCGACGATGGCGAGCATCCGGTTGAACACCTGATGCTGGAGCGTCCCGGTCTCGAAGGGGTTCTTCACGTCCTCGGGCGGCGCGGTCATCATGTAGTAGGCAACCGCGTTCCGCCAGGCGAGCTCGGTCATGGCCTCGAGCTGCTCCGGCGTTGACTCCTCGAGTGCCGACGGGGGCAGGGCCTTCTCGACGTACGGTCGAGGATCGAGTCCAAGCAGCTCGATCAGCGGCAGCATCTCGGCGTGATCTGCCAGGGACCAGCCCGGGCCCAGGATCTGGTAGCTGAGCTCGAGCGCTTCCGGCCCTGCCTCTGGCACGGCGATCTCGAACATGAGCTCGGTCGGCTCCCCAATGACGGGTCGCCAGGTGCAGCGGCACCGGCAGTGCAGGGGCAGCATCCCCGATGCGTCCTCGACGGAATAGACCTGATCGTGTTCCGCAAGGCAATCGGGGCATGTGCGATGGTCGTCGGTCGCCGTGTACTGGACGTAGCCGACACCCGTCTGCCGGTAGCCCTCGAGCTTCCCCTCGTTGTACCAGCGCAGGACCTCGGTCCTGGCCGTGATAGTCGCCCAATTCGAGGCCTCCAGGTTGTACTCGTAGCCGCGGCGTAGAACCTCGTCAGTCACGGGGTCGATGAGCGGCTCTACCGCGATCGGGATGGGCTTGTTCCAGACCGCCAGGATGCGATCGCGGATCACCGGGATGGACTCGCCCTGGCGCAGCCCCTCGACGAGTGCCGCCTTGATCTGGTCCGAGATGTGCAGTGCGATGTGCGCCGAGAGCTGCAGGATGTACTCTTCGGCTATCTGGACGGTCAGCGGATCGCGCATCTCGAACTCGATGGGGATCTCGAACTCGGCGAACGCGCTGTCGCCGCCGGCCTTCAGGGCCTCGAACAGGTTCGCGGCGAAGATGTTGCGGTAGGGCTCGTAGTCGACATAGCTGATGGTCCTGATGGCATCGGACGCGATGTCCTGCTTCTGGAGCCATCGGCGGACGGGTGCCGGCATGGGCCGGCGCTCGAAGACGGTCTCGATCTGGTAGGGATGCTTCCAGGGGAACTCTTTGACTCGCTTCTCGACCTTGCGGCCCTTGAGGTAGCTGAAGGCCTCTTTCCTGGCCTTTTCGGTCATGTGCTTATCGAACAGGGCCAGGCACCGATCGCGCTGAGTCTCGAGGACGCGCATGAGCGCGACCTCTATCCAGAGCTGCTGGAGCATCGTCCACTGGTAGAGGGGCGCATCGGGATCGAAGAACCGATCCCACACGTCGACCCGGCGCGAGCCGGTTATCTGTTCTGCGAGCTGTTCCTTCAGCGGCATCGTCTAGCCCAGGCCCCCGGGCTGCAGAAAGAGCTTGTTCAGGGCGCTCTCGCGCCTCGAGAGGTAACGCACGATCCCGAGCTCGACTTCGGTCTCATCCAGACCCTCGAGGCCTGGCGAGGACATCAGAGCATCATGCGATACCATCTTGGCCGCCGCCGGCATCTGGCCCGTAGCGGCCAGGGTCGCGGCCATGTCGACCGGAATGAAGTCAGACGAGATGAACGGCGTGTCCGCCCACTCCTCGTCGATGCGATCGAGACCAAGCTCCTCGCGGATCATGTTGATTGTGAGAGCGCCTATCTTCCAGTAGATCTCGTGGATCTTGGCGAGCTCCTCTTCGTCCTTCTGCAGGAACGCACGCCAGTCGAGATAGACGTCCCTGTAGCCGAAGCCTAGGTCGGACCAGATGACTTCCTGGTTGAAGTGGTGCTTGAACAGGCGCAGGTGCGGCGCCACAGCGTCGCGCTTGAACTGCTCCGTCTGCTCCTGCGAGTTCAGCTTGCCCGTGGTCTGGTCGACGACCCCCAGGATGAACGGGGGGACGCCGTACATCGCCGCGATCTTGAGCATGAGAACACGGCTGTACTCCTGGTACTGCATCTCGTTCTGTGTGTTGGCCACCTTGGCGAACTGGACGCCGCCGCCGGCCGTACCCAGGAGCAGGGGCCGGTGCGGGTTGCCACGGAGCTCGTGATCCCACCACTGGCGTATCCGGGTCATGGCCTCATTCACGGTCCCGCTCGGCAGGCCACTGAACATGACAGCGAACCGCGGAGTGGCGTCGTTCGCGAAGAAGTCCAGGTTGTACTGCGATGCGTAGAGCTCCGCTGTCACCGTCTGGCGGAGACTCTCGAGCGGCGAGAGCGGGTAGATGCGCCCGGACTCGGGGTAGGCGTTCATGTAGATGAGCTCGTCGCTCGGGAACTTGGCGACGACCTTGCCGCCGCCGTCGACCTGGTGGTAGGCCTCGGCGAGGCTACGGAAGATGCCCCGGTTGTCGACGTTCAGCTTGACCGTCTGTGAGGGCACCGAATAGAGCTCGAACGGGGTCTTGGTCCCCTTTCCGCTGACGGCCTTGACGACCTCCATCGCGCCGGCGCCGTAGATGAGAGAGTCCTTCGTCACGCGCTGACGGATGGCGCTGAAGCTCTCCGTCGTCGCGTTCGGGTTCGCGATGAAGTCCTCGATCTCTTCCTTGTGGCGCAGCGTTTCGTCGGAGACCTTACCGCCCTTCCCCGGGACCACCTTGACGATCGGCTCGACTGAGACGATCCGATTCGTTGTCCTGTCGACGCAGACGCGCACCCACACGTTCCCGACATACATCAGTCGCATCTCGACGTAGGACAGGCCCTTATAGAGCTGCTTCGTCGGGAGCTCCTGTGCGTGCGAGAACTCCGGACCTCCGATCACGCTCTCCTTGCCCGAAGTCGCCATCGCAGGCAGGGGCGCCCGCGCTTTCTTCAGTCCGAATGCTGGCATCTACATCACGCTCCTATTCAGCCCCGAGATGCTGGTTCATCCAGATGATAACCAGCAGAGCCGGCACGCAGCACAGGGCCACGATCCACTGATTCCCGCCTGTCTCCAGGGCCCGCCAAAGGGCCTGGATCATTGTGGCCACAACCGATATCGCGGCCAGCAGAGTGAAGACGGATGTCGCCGCAGTCCCGATGCCGATGATGACCTCCCACACACCAGAGGCCTTCTTGCCGAACACTGCGAGTGCCGCAGCGATGTTCTTCTTGCGGGCTTCCTTCTTCTGCGCCTGGGCCTTGGCCCGTTTCTCGCGCTTCAGGCGCTTCCTGTTCTCGATGCAGGTAGAGCAGGTGCAGTCCGGGGCATGTGCGCCAGGGAACTGCTCGTCGGCTGTACTAGGTGTCTCCATCGATGTCCTCCTCCCCCTCTTCGTCTCCCGGCTCCGGCTCCGGCTCCGGTGCGGCCTCCGGCTTCTGTATCCACCAGATCTGACGCTGCCAGGCGTCCTTGCCCTTCCGGAGCTCGTCGAGCCTCGCACGTGATGTCGTGTCGGGCAGGAGCCCGATGTCCAGACGGTGCATCGCGGCGAAGGCGCGGACGGCCTCCTCGATCTCGGGGTAGCGTGCGAAGTCGTGGCCGGCCAGGATGCCCCCGGGCCTGACGACACTCCACCAGGCACTGAGGACCCGGCGGTAGATCGGCTTGTTGTAGAAGTAGTCGATGTAGACGACGTCGGCGGCGTCCGGATGGGAGAACTGCCGGGCCTCGAGTCCGTCCAGGCGATGGATCTGGAACGCGGCCTCGTCTCTCTTCAGGGCCTCGGCCTTGACGTGCTCGTACATGGCATCCATGCGCTGACGCTCGCCTACGGTGTCACAGTTCGGGTGAGGGGCCCAGGGGTCGATGAGGACGAAATGGGCGCCCTCCCAACCCCGATCGTAGAGGCCGAACGAGAGCTCGCCCTCGAGGACCCCGAGCTCAACTAGGACAGGCTCTGACTTGCCCGTCGATTCCAACAGTGAACCTACGCTCTCCCACTTCGTCTGCAGCGCTCCCATTGTCGCTATCCCCCTCTAGGGCCCCGAAATAGATGTCAGGGTCAAGGTGTATATCGTTCTCGATCTTGAAAGCAACAGCCGCGAGTCCGTCCGCGACGTCTTTGCTGCCTTTCAGTACTCCCTCTGTCGACTGACGCTCGTAGCTGAAGTCGGGATGGTCGACCTTGTCCCCGCGCCTCTCGAGCTCTCTGAGCTCTCTCTGCAGGATGGGATGCGGATAGAACCGGATGAGGCCCTGGTAGAGCTTAGACTTCATGGTGTCGTAGGGGGCCATCGACTTGTCGACACTGAGGGTACTGGCATCGATGCCGTGCCGTATGATGTCCTGGATGCTGTCAATCGACTGGAACCCGTCGAAGGTCACGTAGAGGATGTTGAACCCGTACATGGTCTTCAGGCGATAGACGAGCTGGCGGACCTCCATGAAATCGACCTCGCTCCCCGACTCCGACGTGATCTGGAGCGCCAGGTCGATCTTGACTCCCTTGCGGGGCGTCTTCGGGTCGCTGTCGAGATTGCTCGTGATGTCGATGCCAAGCTCCAGGAGCTCGTCGACGGTCCGCTGATCGTAGTGCGCGAACATCTGTTCTGCGTGCGCCATCACGAACGACGCGGCGTCACCGCGCTCTTTCGTCTTCCCTTTCGCGAGGTCGATATGGACAACGTAGTGCCGGCCGAGCGAGCCCCTGAACCAGTCCTTGAACCCGATCGAACCGGGGCTGTCAGTAGACAGCAGGTCGCCCAGGATAGGATTCTCGCCATCGACCGCCTGCGGGATCGTCTGGCGCCGGCGGATGTAGCCTCCGATGTGGCCCTCGCCCTTGCACTCGAACGCCATCTGAGCACCCTCGGGATCCTCAGCGTACTCCTCTGCGAGGCCCTGGCGGTCGACGCCCAGGTTCACTTCCCAGGTCGCGTGATGAGACGAGAACACGTGGGGCTTGCTCTTGCCCTGCTTGAACAGGATCTCCATCAGGTCGTTATCGTGGTACTTGTAGGAGAGCAGGCACAGCTTCCCGTGCCCGCGGGAGAACCGGGACGTGATCGTACGCCTGAGCGCCTTGTACAGGTCCATCCCCTTCTTGACTCGGAAGGACCCGACCTCGTCCATGACAGCGAACAGGATGTTCAGGCCCTCGCCGGTGTACTTCTCGCTGTTCAGGGAGTGCGCCGTGATGCCGCGGGGGAAATTGATCTCGAGCTTCTTGCTATCCTTGCCTTCCTCGAGATCGACACCCTGCTCGGCGAACCAGTTCTGGCCCGTCTTCGGGTTCTTCGTGGCCTTGAGGATGCCCTTCAGGTTCGCGAAGAAGACGTCCTTGGCGAGCTTCGCGTTGATCGAGACGTTGACCAGGTCCAGCGGACTGCCCTTGGCCAGGCCGAGATGCTCCGCCGGCGACCGCATACAGAGCAGTCGGTAGATGACGTAGGCGAACAGCTTGGCGTTCGTCCGGTCCTTGCCCGAGCCCTTGCCCCAAAAGGCGTGCGCCTCCTGGATGTCAGTAGACCATTCGTAAGGGTCAGTCCCCAGGACGGCGTCGCAGTATTCCTGCTGCAGCGGGTACATCGGCTCGTGGAGAAAGTCGCGGAAGAACGTGCGGGAGTCTACTGGCTTCTCGTGCCAGAGCTCGTCAGAGTCCTTGGGCAGAGACCCAAATGCGGACGCCAGAAGGGATTTGGTGGCCCGACGGACGTCGACGTCCGTCTTCTGTGCCCTCGGCATGAAGCCCCCTGCTACGCTGAGGCCGGATCCAGTGTCGTCGGCCGCAGTATAACAGGGGGCAACAAGGGTGCAAACTGAAAGTGCTCAGATGTTGAACAGCTACTTCGGCAGTTCTATCTCGAGCTTCGCGAAAGCGATGGTCCTCATGTCGTTCAGATGATTCCAGAGAGTAGCCTGGACGTCGGGACTGTCTCTCTCTGCATCCTTCGGTCGCAGGCCCGTCCGCCAGAGCTCGTCCATCAGCATCTGCGCCTCATCTTCCGTGAGAACGAACGCCGGTCTGGATATCTCCATAGGGTCCGTCTCGCGGACGGCGAAGGACGTCACCGTAAGCATCCGACGGACGCCGTCACCCATGACCTGCCGCATACCGAAGAAGAACTCGTAACCGTCTGAGGCGAAGTTGTAGTTGGCATGGAGTCTGAGCCTGACGCCCGGCTCCGACTTCATCGTTCCCTGGATGGTGTCCCTGTAAGGCTCGCTCATCAGCGCCCCCTTTTGACTCACCCGTTTGACATAACCGCTGTTATGTACAAGAAGCGGGCGATTTTGTGACAATACATCCTGTCGGCTCTACGGTATCGTCGTTCGGTGCCGATCCGCGAGCTCGGCGGTCTTCCCCTTGTTCCAGCCGCTCACACGCGAGAAGTAGCCCGTGACCCGCGTGATCTGCGTCACGTCCTTGCCCTGGGCCGTCGACTTCAGGATGGTCTCGGCACCGTTCTCCTCGACGGCCTTGAACGTGACATGGGTCAGGGTCTGGAATCTGTCGTTCTTGATGAGGATGCCCTTGTCGTCCATCTGGTAGTCCAGATGACTTGCAGCGTCAATGATGTCTTGCAGCTCCGCGAGTTCCATGATGCCTCTACTTGCTGAAGTCGTGCCTGTCACGGAGCGAGTCTATCGCCCGCTGGATCTCATCGACCTCGGCCTGACGACCGAACCTCTTAGCCTTTGCCAGCTTCCTTCGGAGCCGCCTGAGCTCCGTCTCCTTGTCCTGCACTCTCTCCGCCGTCGTGATTCTCTTCCCCATTCGGCGCATGTGTCGTCAACTCCTCAATCCTGAACGGACGCCCCGTGGCGACCGCCTTGGATATCTGCCTGTATATCCTCATCAGCGCATCGAGCTCTTCCGGGGCATCGCCGTGGACTCTGGCGGCCGGCAGCGCTCCCCGGAAATGCCGGTATTGCGGCTGATAGAGATTGCCGGCCGAGACGCGCATGTGCCCTGTCCCGAGCCGATCTGCGAGTTCCTCCATCGCCAGGTCGAAATGATGCCGCTTGCCCGACCCCGCGTCGATCGCCATCCATCGGTCCGTCTCGAGCGTGCTCAGGAACCACATGGCGCGAGCGTTGTAGAAGCGCCAGAGGTCCAGGCCTTGGCCCAGGTCCATGCCCCATGCACGCTGCAGGGACAGGGCCACTTCGGCCGGCGACCGGACAACGTAGATCACCTGGATGTTCTCGGGCTTGTAGACCTCGAGCGCGGCCGCGTACCAGTAGGGGATCAGCACACAGAGCCGGGGATCCTTGATGACGCTGACCTTGTGCTTCGCGAACTTACGAACGACCCCCATGATGCAGTCGCGCTGAACGCACGTGACCATCGGGGGCTGTTGTACCTTGCGCCAGCTCGTGCCGGACGCCTCGAGGATACGTTCGTTGAGGCGATACACCTTCTTAGACTCGAAGTAACCGGGCACGTTTCTGTCGTTCGCCGCGAGGAGATCGGCCCCCTCGGCAACGAACGCGCCCAGGCAGAGCTGCACCATCCGCGTGATGCAGCTCGTCAACGAACGGTGCATTCCTACGACGAACACGAGCTTATTCGAGCTCTTCGTCATCGTCCTCTTCCGCTGACGGCTCTATCACGCCGGCGTCCTCGAGCTCCTTCTGCACAAGGATCTTGAAGGCGTCGAGGTCGAACGCGCCGGACTCCGCCAGCTCACCCGCGATCTTCTCGAGCATCTCTTTCTGCGACTCGAGCCGGCCTATCGTGATCTTGAGCGAGAGCGCGGTCCGATTGGCCCGAAGGATACGGGACTCCAGCTCCGCGACATTCCGGGCCAGTGCGATCTCGGCCTGTCCTCCAGACAGTTTCTCCTTGTCCTTCGGGGGCTGCTTCCGACGCCGCGCCTCCGAATCTCGCTTCTTCCCTAGAGCCATATCCCCTCCCGATGTAGCAGGGGCCGCCGTCGCTCGTCGTGCCCGATCCTTTCGGCAAGCTCGAGAGCGCCCCGTCAGGGACGACGGCCCCTAAGGCGTCAGCCTACTGGACTCCTGGAGCATGATGTACTGCGCGATGACCTGGCTCTCCCCGTCCGCGTCGACATTCGCCAGGGCTCCGAGACGGAGCTTGGCACCGGCGTTGTAGCGGTACTGCGGCGAGACGTCGACGTAGGACGCGGGCGGGACAGTGATCGTCTCGATATCGACCCACCCTGCACCTGTGTCCTCCTGAATCGTGTACTGCATCGCCACAGACCCGCCGTTGATGACAAGCAGGGTGTGGATCAGGGTCTTCCGCGGGAGAGTGACGTTGAAGATGATAGCCGGGCCGGCGGTCGGGTTCGCGACAGCCGGCGGCGAGTACATCTTTGTGAGCCCTACTTCCGCGAGCCAGTCGAACAGAGTGTTCCGATCGAATCCCACAGGATACCTCCTACATCAGTCCGAAGAACGCAAGGATTCTCCAGAGCAGAAGAGCCCCGGAGATGATGACGAGGGCCGCCCCCAACGAGTTGAGCCGGTTCCCTTCGTCAATGACACTAGGCTCGTCGCGCCAGGTCAGCCGCGGCGCACCCTCGTCAACGATCACTGGCCGCCCACGAAACATCCCGACACAGCCGCGCATCGAGTTGGCCTTGGGGCTGAAATTGGCCCGCGAGACGAACCCGACGTCACAGATAAGGTCGAAGTACTGATCCGGCGTAAGGTAGAGCGGGTCCCGCGGCCCCCCGTAACGGAGCTGAGGATACCTCTCGAGCGCGGTGCCCTTTGTCGTTGTGCGAGCGAGCCCGAACCGGACTGCCACTGCGTTGCCCCCTAGAGGAAACGGGGGAGTCGGCGGGTCCTAGAAGGTGGGGGTCCCATGTCCAGCGTCTAGGAGATGAATTGCGAGAGCTGACCGGAGTGGTCAGGTGGGAGCCGACTCCCCCTACATCAGCTATCGGTTCGCGGTCTTCTGCCGCTCGACGTTGCCTTGATCGAATGAAAGATCGACGATGCTCGCCATGAAGCCGAAAGACACATCGCGCTCCGCGAAATCGTACCTCAGATACGGGCCCACGTTCACTCCGAAGTAGTCTGCCCAACTCACTTCGATCCCCATGTCTCGTAGGTTCCCGAGATCGTAAGTGAGGCCGAGCACACCCGCAACGGGACCGTGTGCCTCCGTCTTCTCGTCGACATCGATCTCGGCGCCGCCCTCGAGTGTTACCTTCCGGTAGCCGAGTATCGGGACCGTCAAGTACGGCGTGAACTCCTCCGTCTCGAAACTGAATAGCCCGCCGGAACGCAGCGACAACTGCCCGTACCAGTCATCGAATGCACTCGCAGGCTCCGCCTCTGCCGACTCCGCCGCCGGCGCCTCGTCCTCTGCCCAGGCGACTACCACTGGACACATCGCCAGGAGCGCCGCCAGGATCAGAACGAGCCAACAAGACAAGCGAACCATCTCTCCCTCCTCCGTTATGGCCCTGGGCGCCGTAGATCCTCGATATCCGGGACCACCAGCATTCCCGTCATCCACGGAACCAGGACCAGTTCCATGCCGTAGATAGTCCACGTCCCCGCGGGGCCTGTCAAGTGCAAGTCGGACTTCACAGGGATGCGTACCGCCCCCATACGTTCCATCGTTCGTACCGTCCCGCTCGACAGGAACCTGTCGAACTTATCCCGTCCCATGTAGACGGTCAGGCGATGAGCCCGCCCGTAGGCCCGCAAAATGGCCTGGCGGGCGGCCAGGACCTCGTTCGCGATGTCGTGGTGCCTGATGACGAACCGCTGCATCGCAACGTAGTCCACACGATGCGCGTACTCCTTGCCGTACCGCGCCAGGACCCTCTGCGCGAGCCTCTGCAGTGGCCAGGTCCAGCGCGGCTTAGATCCGTCGAACTGGTACTGGCCATAGCACAGGAACGAGGCCTGCAACGGGACAGGCTCCAGCATGTCGACTACCTGAGTATCCACTACTCCCCCTTGACAATGAACATGTCATCCGGGCTGTGCTCGTATCCGTAGCGCCCTGCCAGATTCATGATGTCGACCGCAAGTCGGGGATCGGCGGTGAAGAGGTCGCTCCATCCTACCCCCGGGTGCTCCCGCGTGTTCACGTTCCTGGGGATGGACTTCAGCACCCTCTTCGAGTAGCGGACGTCAAGCGTCTCACAGAGATCACGCAGGATGGCGTCGATGTTCTCGATGCGGAACGTCCGCTCCGCCTGACGCTCGAACATCAGGTTCATGAAGTACCAGAGCTGCATCGACCGGAGCAGCTTCGGCGCCCGCGGGTCCACTTTCGGCATCGTCTTGTGGATGTACCTCCAGGCGTGAGGTCCCATCGTCGACATCGAAGCGATTGTCAGGAGCGGCGCCCGGACCTGGTGGAACGTATGGGCAAACTCGACAGGCCCGCGCTCGTCACCGCCGTCGACCTTGACCCGGCGATAGGTGAACGGTTTCCCCTTCGCCTCGCGCCAGGACACCGCGCCGTCGTAGCCCATCGCCTCGTGTCGAACGTCCAGGCCCAGGGCCTGGAGCAACGTCGCCATATACATGGTCCCGCTTCGCGGGCATCCAACTACCAGAACCTTAGCTCGGTGGGGTCTCATCGGGCTCCTCATCGATGGGGATGAACGCCATGAGGACGGGATCGCCGTCCTTGATCTTCTCGGGAAGGAAGAGCTCGCCCCCGTCGAGCGTCAGGTACTGATTGCCCATCCTCTTGACCTTGGCGACCTCGGTCGGCACGATGAGATGGGCCGCGTCAAGTGCCGCGAGCACTGCCGCATCCCACTCCGGGCCGACAATCGTGTCAGGAAGTGTCAGGTTCACCATGATGGCCCTGTCATGCGCGACCTTCGCCTGTTCGGCCATCAGAGCGACCGGAGTCGGCACGAGGAGCATCTTGTGTGAGCCCAGGATCGTCGCAACGACCGACGTCCAGGCATCTCTCTCACTCTCCTCAAGGTCCTCAAAGGGCGTTATCTCCGCGCCCTCGAGGTCTACTACCCCCGCAGCGTCAAGCCGACCGGCCTGAAGCGCCAGATACGCAAGCGCCGCCAGGCCGTCAAGCGGACTCCTCGTCGACATCATCGTCCCCTGTTTCACGTGAAACGCCCTTTGGCGGGATAGCCGGCGCCAGGATGGCCGTCGGCAGCTTCGCGCCAATCTGGCCGTATCCGTGGCGTATTAGCTTGTCGGCCAGCCCGTCCTCGAGCGTCATCAGTTCTATCGCCACGGGAACCCGAACCCCCGTCTCCTTCAGGACCGCGATCCCCGCCTCTATCCAGGGCCGCTGTCCCTCGGCATCGAGCCGGTCCCAGGCCGCCGACGGAAACTCGGCCCCCTTCGCCGTGTGGAACGCGACGTAGGCCGCCTTACCGATCTTCTCCGGCGCCGTCGTCGACACCCTCATGCCCGGCACTCTCATCCTCCATCACGTAGACCTCGACGTAGATCTTCCCCCTCAGGAACGGGGGCTCGTATAACTTCTTCGGCTTGTCGTGGAGCTTGATATCTACCTGGGTGCCGCCCTCGACGACGTGGACCTGGACGTCCATCAGCTCGAACGGACCGAACCGGAAGATATCGTTGCGCCCACGCTCGAGCTCCAGCGAGAACTTGGTCTTCGGCTGCACGGCCATCGGATTCTCCTTCGGACACCAGTCGGGGGTATGATCCCCTACGATCTGTCCAGAAGATGTCGAATGCCCGAGCGTCGGATGCCGGCAGAACAACGCTCCGTCAGTCAACGGCTGAGGTCTCACTTCCAAAAACGGACAGTCCTCGCACGCCCTGGGTAGTATAGGCATTCAGCTTCTCCATCCGGTAGCGGTTCGTGTTGCCTGGCTCGTCCTCTCGCGGCGGGCGCGATCGTATCGTGAACTCGCCCGTCGCCTTGCCGTGCTTCTTCAGCTCGCTCACTCTGTTCCTGGCAGTGTAGAAGTCCGTCGGGACCTCGACCGCGTGACGCTCCCCGCACCGCGGGCAGTTGACCCATACCGTCCGGGTCTTAGCGCCCACGACGCCCGCCACTTCCACCAGGGAATGCCATTCTCCTACGCCCGTCCGCACGTAGGTCTCGTCGGCGAGCAGACTGTGAACCCGACCTATCTGCGTACGGCTGGACAAATCGTGCGTTCCGCTGCTGTTCTTCAAGCGCCTTCTCCATCGCCTCGCCGAACTCGCGAAGCCGCTCGATCGTTCGCTGCAGGACCGGGGTCAGGTCCCGGGCCAGGGCCGCCGCGGCAGTTCTCATACCCCGCACGGCGACCTGCATGGCTGAGAGCATCTGTTCGCACTCGTTCTGCGACATCTCCTCGGCCTCGAACCGCTCGATGTAGCTGAGCATCCGCCTGGCCGCCTCGCGGTTGAGCGCGTTGTCGAACGCCCGTTTCTTGTAGGAGAGCAGGACATAGTCGCCACTGCGGGTCACGTTGCGCCCGTGCCGGCGCCGCGTCAGCGGGATCGAGATGACCGACGCCCTCCGAATGATCTCGCGGCACTCTCGCTTGCGATGCTCGCGGTAGGCCGGATTGCTCATGCCCCAATTCTGCATGTCGATGACCGTCGTGCTGTCAGATACGTCACCCACTGTAAGTCTCCGTTCGTCAACAGTCATTCGACTGGTTTGGCCGGTCATCTTCGCGCCACTCCTCGCCGTGCTCGTCGATCGTCGGGATGAGTCGCCTGGGCACGAATATCCGACATCGCCGCTCGTCTCCGTCCGGGAGATGGAGCACGCCTGTCCTGGCCAGGCGAACGTGCCCCTCCTCCGCGTCCGGCATGAGCGTCACGTCGACAGTGAACAGCCCCTCGACGAACTCCCGGCCGGCATCGGTCAGCTCAACGCTCTCGAACTCAACCGACACGCCTACGTCCGAAAACAGCATCTTCGGGCACGACAAAGAGGTAGTCCCTCTCTCCACACCGTCGGCACTCTCGCTCTGCATAGTGTCTCCTATCAGGATCCCACCAGCGCCAGAGCCAGTCCGTCCAGTCGTGATCGAACACGCTACATCGCCACTTCACCGACCGTACCTGCGCTATCGCCCGTCGGATCGCGACCGTTGTCAGGCGTCCCTGAGCTCCTTGATGTCCCTCTTGAGTACGCACACCTTCTCCTGGAGCAGCGCCGCCTGCGCCGAAGCGCTACGAGCCTGCTCAACCGCAACCTCGAGATCGCTCTCGAGGCGCTGGTTCTCGCCCTGTGCCAGTTCCAGGGCCCGGTCCGCGTCCTTGAGCTCGCCCTGGAGCTCGTGGATCTTCGCGAGCTGCCGGACGCCCGTCGACGGCAGCATCTGGAGCGCGTTCGGCTCCGGCGCCTGCCAGCGGTGCATGTGACAGATCGCCCGGAGCCTGGCCCTGATCTCCTCGGTCGCCTTCAGGTAGCCGCGGGCGTAGTAGAGCCTGTTCAGGCAATCGCGCCTGGTTGTGCCGAACTTGCCCGGCCGCGCCTTCTGCTGCTTCGTCTCGATGATGTACTCGATGGTCTCAGTGACCTGGGTCTTGAGTGAGTGCTTGAGCCGGATGACGGCCCGTCGCGCCTCGAACCACTTGTTCACCCCACGCGCCATCAGGACACGCTGCACGTCCTGGGGCGAGATCCCGAGCTTGGCGAGGTCGTCTACGATGAGACGGACTCTGTTCTGTGCAAACGACGGGATGTTCGCAGGTGTCACCAGCAGTGGATCCAGCGGCTTGTCTTTCTTCATCGCCCCCTCGATTCAGTTGATCTGGTCCTTGCCCTCGCGCCAGCGACGGCGGCGCGAGACAGGCTTCGGCGGATTGCTTGGGTAGACCTCCTGTGCCCTCTCGACCTTCTTCAGAATCTCGTTCGTGTCATAGACGCCCTCGAGCGGGACGTTGAACTTGGTCAGAACAGTGTCGATGAAGATCGCACCGCGGCTGCACCAGCACAGGCACGCAACGGCAAGGACCAGGAACGTCCCCGCCGGCCACCAGGCCCGGAGCCCGAAGCAGAGCCCGGACACGAACGCCGTCACGATACCGAAGAACGCGGCACCCACACAACGGCTCGACATCTTCAGCACGGCAGGTCCTCCCCAGGATGAAGACCCAGGACCTCCCAGGCTCTGTCGAACTCAGCCTGGCGAACCAGCATCAGGTCGTCATCGGTCTGATTGGAGTCGGCACGCTCCACGATCCAGTCACCGATGAGGACCGTGCAACCCTGCAGGTCCATCTTCGTAGACGACTGGCGTGCGTGCAGAACCGCGCCGTTCGGCTTCTCCCGAACGAGCATGTGCGGCCCCATAGGCATCAGCTCTATCCCGCTCCTGTTCATTTCTTGAACACCCCCAGGGTCTCGCCCGGACTGCGGATGCCCTCGAACTCCTCGATGGTCATGCGGACGAACCTCTCCGCGATCACCTGGAGCTCTTCGGGCAGAACACGCGGCCGCTTGGTCCGGTTGTCGATGTCGCCGTTCATGTAGCTCCACCAGAGCCAGTCACTGGCCTTATGTTCTCCGTCTTGGAGCACTTTCGCAAGCTGTCTGTGCGTCAGACCGAGCGCCAGCATCGCCATCTTGAGCTGATAGCCCGTAGGGAACGGCTGTCCCTTCCAGGGATCCTTGATCTTCCGCGGGGGCCGGCTGCCGGCATAGAGCTTCCGGAGCTTGTCCTTGATCTCCATGTCGTCGGCGACTTCATCGATACCCCGCTCGATACGGCTGATCTTGGCCGCAGAGACGCCGATCTCGCGGGCGACATCGATGAGGAACCATCCTCGATCGTGTCTGTCCTTGCGGAACGACGTCTCTCCCCTGACCGGCTTGCGCCAGCAGCTCTTGACCTTCCCGCGGCCGTAGACCCTGCCTGTTTTCGCCATCGCTATCTCCGGAGAACGGATATCGTCGGGCGATCCAGTCGAGCGCACTCGAGCGAGATTTCGAGCATGATACGTCGAGAGTCGCTCTTGACTACGAGTGTGACGTCGTCCCCTTCCTCGGCAACCGTCACTATCGCCAGGGCGTCGGCGAGGTCCTCCCGCCAGTGGTCGTTCCGCAGGTAGTACGAAACGACCCCTGGCACATCCTCGCTCATGCGGGTGATGTCCCGCGGCAACCGCCCGCGGAAACTCGTCCTCTTGGCGGACCTAGCCGTCAACGACGTTCTTCCTTTCCGTCCGGTCGGGCGTCGGCTCCGCCACTGACGGCTCGCCAGACTCAGGAGCGTCCGTCCCGTGCTCCGGGGTCGCCTCGACTTTCGGGGAATCCGCCTCGGGCTTCGCGGCCGTGAGCTTCAGATTGGGCCCCTCGCCTGGCGGCAACGGCAGCGCGACCTTGACCGTCTCACCTGCCTTGCCGATGGAGAAGAACTCTGAATCCTCACCGGGTTCGCCCTCGACGAGCAGACCTACCTCAGTGACTACATCACTGCCGCCGCGAACGGCCAGCACCCCCACCCGCTCCCTGTAGCCGATCGCGAACCCGGCGTCCTTCAGGCTCTGCTTGATACCCTCGGCCAGGTTCTCTGCATCGATCTTGACCTCGAGCTTCGGGGGCGCCGGGAAGTCCTCGGCGCTCGTCACGATGACGTTGCTCATCGCGACCGTAGCGCGGACGTCACCGAGCTCCGGCACATTGTCCGCGTCCTCTCCCCTCGCGTCCCGGCTCAGGGCCAGGTCCTCGCGTCGTCTCGAGACCGCCTCGAACACCCAGAGGAGCTCCTTCCGGTTCGCGACCACGAAGATGGTCTCCGGATCGAAGTCCGGCTCGGAGAGCTTGTCGTAGACCTCCGCCTTGATGCTGGCCTCGTCCTCGCCCTGGACCATGTACTCGAGGATCGTCTGGTCGAACTCGACCTCCTCCATCGTCGGCGCGATCTCGAACCCGATGCCCAGGTCCCCGCCTTCCTCGTCGACACCGAATCCGAACTTGCCGGCGGCCTCACGGACCCGCTTCTCCGATTCGGCGTCCGGGACCACGATGACGTCGCCCGGATGGACGTCCGACAGAACCTCAGCGACCGCCTCCTCGAACCCCTGCTGTCCCGCGGCCACGTTCACCACATGTCTCTCTGGCACTGCCCCTCCCTTGTGAAGAGATCTTTACTACACCTACGCCCTATTCAAGTTTTCGGCCGATTCCTTTGCTCAGCCCTGTCGAGCCGCCTCTCCGCGGCCATCGCCTTCCGATACGCTCGCCCGAGAGCAGCATGAAGCCCGCGCACTCGGGGATTGTCTCGCAGGTGCTCGTACACTGACCCGCCATCTCGATACACCAGGCCCCGCATCCGCCAGATCAAAGACCAGTCCCGGGGCCCGACGTCCGCGAAGAAGATCATGAAGTCCAGGAACCGGGCCAGGGCCCGGGCCTCGAGCTCCGTCAGCTCCAGCGTGACGTATCTACGCACTCTTCTTCCTCCCCCGATTCTCGGTCGCATTCTTCAGCGCGTCGACCACCAGAGGCATGTCGTTGAAGTACCTGAACGCCCACACGTCCTGGGTCTCTACCCACTTGTCCCGGGCGTCGTCGATCTTCCCCTGGATCGACTTCAGAAGTTTCTCGAGCTTCTCAGCATCCGTCACTAGGCGCCTCCCGCCTGTCGCCGCCCTCGCCTTCTATCGGCGAGTCAGAGTCCGGGAACCAGACAGCGACCGTCATGTGCTTGAGCCTTTCCCCTACAGGACGCCGGCCAGCAGGCCAAGTCTCGTCCCGGACGAAGAGAGCGACGGAGTCCTGTTCCAGGTTCCACTTCAGGACCCCGTCCAGTACCAGGGCCAGGATGACCATCGGGTTCGGGTCGTTGTCCTTGCCAACGACGTAGACCGGATTCCCCAGGCCCATCCCCGTCAGCTCGCGGGCACGCTCATCCATGACGGCCCACTGGTGCGCGACCGCGTCCCCCTCGAGCTTCGTACAGACGAAATGGAGTCCACTATCGGGCCCCAGGACCGCCTTGAACTCAATCATCGTCACTCCTCTCGGGGTCGTCCTCGCCGCGCTTCTTGAGCTCGGCCAGGAGCTCCTTCTCTCGCGGCTCTACCTCAGATATCAGGACCCGATCCTCTCGGATGCGCTTCTCGCAATCGGCGATGCGCTGACGCCAGCCCTTCAACCGAGCCCGGACCTCCTCGAGCCCGCGGCGGAGCTCCAGGATCGCGATGTCGCGATGTTCCACGTGCCTAGAACACGTATTGCGAGACGAGGTCCACTTATTCAGCCCCACCCCGTCGACATAGCAGCGCCCCTCAGAACTGTCAGTGTAATCGACCTTGGAGCTGTAGAACTCACAGACCCCACAGGTCCCTAGCCTCTCCATCTCGACTCCTCTCTCTGACCCACACGTGGGGGCTCCCAAGGGTCAGGGCGCTCGGTCGCCGGCATCGCTATTCAGCGTTTCTCCCCCGGCAGGGCGACACGACGGGTCCGGACCCGTCGTGTCCTTCGCGGCCTTTAGCTAACCCCTTCGTCGACAGCCCCCGCGTCTAGGCCCGCTAGTCGTCCTCCTGGATGCTCGTGCAGACCGCCCTCATCTCCCTGGCCCACCCGGACTCGCGCATCAGCTTGAGCGCGTAGGCACAGGCGTCTAGCCAGGTCGGGGCCCGATGCCCGAGATGCTCTCGGACAGGGCGGCCGAATACCGTCGGAGTGAAGATCGGCCAGAGCTTCGTCGATCCGTCCTCGAGCGTCTCCTCGACCGCGTACATGAACATCAGTCCCCCTCTCCAGTCGACCGCTCGGCCGCAGATATCGTCGAGAGGTCGAGCCGTCGACCGCCTCGACCAGGGCCTTGAACTCTCCCCAGGTCAGGCGGATACGCGGGCTACGAACCGTCCCCCTTCGACTGTCTGGCATCTATCCCTCCCTGCAGACTACGATTTCGACCCTGCTCTTGTCCGGATCGTCCAGGACTACCGACGAGAGCTCCTGTATCCAGACGCCGACCGCGACGCCCCCGTCCTCGAGGCCGATGGAATGCTCGTAGGCCTCGAATTGCCCGGCCTGCTCGAGCATATCCACAAACGTCGGGTCACAGCGTATCTGCGATGTGGGCCTGTTCATTAGCCGAACCTCTTCAGAATCCAACGCAGTCCCGCGGCAAGCAGGACCGCTCCTACGAAACAGAGGATGACGATCTTCACGATCTCCTCATACGCTACGATGATTGTGTCAGGCGACGGGGACATGGCATCCTCCTGTCGATTCGCGGGGCTCCGTGCAGGTCTCGATCCCGCTCCGAGCTTGCGCCGGCCAGGGGCTTTGTCAGTGCCCGTCCGACGGTCGCCCTTCCTCTCCCTATTACTCAGAGCCGGAGCCCCACACCGCCCGTTCTGCCCCGGCGCCGGGGCTACCTCCGAGCGGCCGCGTCCTAGAAGCCTCATGCGGGGGCGGGGGCACGTAACCTGGTTCTTCGAGAGTCCGTCTGAGCACGGTCTCAGCTCTCTTCTCCGATGCCCCTCACAATCCCTCCGACCGGGATACGGCGGGACGGTCGAGAGCGTCCGCCTCCCCCGCAATCGGCTTTCACTTACAGCTTGCTGGCCTTGACGAACAGGTGGCCGACGTAGTCGCCTCCGTTGAGCTGGAACGTCCCGACGTAGGCCCAATCGAGCAGCCCGTCCGTCGTCAGGCCGGTATCGACGACCTGGAACCTGACGTTCTCCTTCCTGGCCGTCGGGTTCACGAACGCCCACACGACGAGCGTCTCCTGTTCGCGCCCGTCGATGACCTGCGTCTGTACCTGGCAGGTCATGATCTGCGGGTTCTCAGGCATCTCGAGCGTGAAGTGCCGCTTCGTGCCACGCTCCACTGTCCACTTCCAGATAACTCGCTCCATCGGCTACTCCCCGATCAGGTGGTCCTGAATGACCGCGTTCACTTTCGCCTTCCGCCAGAACTCGTCACCGCGCTCTACAATGCCGGCGAACTTCCGGAGCAGGTCGAATCCCGCCGAGGTCTGGCAGGTGACGTGTTCCGGAAACCCGTCGACAAGCTGGTTCACTGCCCGGAGCAGGTCGTCCAGCAGCCGCGACTCCCTGTTCTTCCGCAGCTCGCGCCCGAGCATCTTCGACCACTCGTCCCATCCGAACCGGGACTGGTGGATCGCGAGCTGATCTATCGTCACGCACTTGAACCCGGGCTGATCCCCGGGCTCGTCGGTCATGTACTCGAAGGGCATCTCGAGCTCGGCCCGCGTGTAGGGCCGGTATGTGTGCTGTGCCGGGATAGGCACGCTCACGTGCGTCGACCAGACTGTCACGATCCTCTGACTGTCGTCCCGCTTACAGACGAACCGCGGATCGCGCTCCACACAGGCTATGAAGTTGGCGATTTTCACTCGCCCCCCTGGTCTATGAGCAGGTAGAACGTCCCTTCCTGGATCTCTGGATTGACGTCGACCCGCAGGTTCACCAGCTCGTCGGGATAGCCGGCGGCTGACAGCAGGGTCGACCGGAACATACAGCCCTCGCCTGTGCTCCGGGCCGCGAGCGAGTCCGGATATCGGCCGGAACACCGGACGAAGTCCTCGAGTCCCTTGCGTAGCCCGGGGGCATCCACGCCCTGCCCGCCGCCCTCGAGCTCGACCATCGGCAGCTCGAACCGGCGATCGAACTTCAGATCCTCGAGCGGAACACCGATGTCCCAGGACTCCGGGATCAAGATGATCGTCTCGCCCAGGTGCTTGACCAGGAGCGTAAGTGCCATCGACAGCGACCCGTGGTGCGTCTTCACGAGCTTGTCGGCCAGATTCCCTAGCCGTATCGGGCGCAGGCGCTCGTTCATTCGTTCTCCCCTCCCTGGGGGCCCGCCATCAGAACTGTCAGACCGCGCTTCTTGTCTGTCGCCTTGAACCCGAGTTGTCTGATCCGCAGGCCCTTCACGAAGTACAGCGTCAGGCTCTTCACGCCCAGGTAGATGTCCATTTCGCCCTCGAAGAACGGATGCTCGCCAAGCTCCGGGAACCGATCTACCAGCCAGCCCCAATCACAGTCGGCCATGTCGGCATCGGCCAGGATCTCCTGTACGCGCTCAGCGAACGTCTTCATCGGGCTCCTCTCTCAGGGCCTGGCGCAGGTCCGAGCAGACAGCGTGAATCTCCTCCCCGCAGTCACCCTGGGGATTCGCCATCGCCAGGTAGTGCTGGACGATGTTCACGAAGTTTGTCAGCGCCTGTTTCGTCGTCTTCTTCATCGCAGTAGGTCCATCAGCGGCGTGTCGCCGAATAGAATCGAGTAGATCCCGGCCAGTATCGCGACAGTGCCTGCGATGCCACACTCGAACGCGATATGCGGGAGCGTCGGGATCTTCTCCTGCACGACCTTCCCGATGACGAAGAAGAGAGCCCCCCACAGGAACAGCTCAATGGTTGCTATCATTCGTCCCCCTTCCCCAGGTCCCAACGCCCGCCCTCGCAGACCAGAAGATCCGGGCGCCGGCGCAGGGCCAGGCCGATGGTACTGACCGAATGGTCCCGCTCGAGCTCCGCGAACCGCTCGCGCAGCTCGCCTGTCGTGAGCGGCCCTTCCTGATCGATGAACCGGGCGGCAAGCTCCGCGATCGTCTTACCCTTCGCCAAGCTGGCCGACTTCCTGTCCGGCGGCAGCCCGTAGGCCGCGCACTCGTCGTCCAGGGCACGCTGCCAGGTACGGAACCGCGCCTTCGCCTCGCGTGCCTTACGAATGGCGACCTCGCTCGCCTTCCGCGCCGCCTCGAACTCCTCAAACGCCGCGTCCCGCCTGGCCGTCAGATCAGCGATCATGCTATTACCCATCAGCCCTCCAGCAGATCCTCGCAGACGACGTCCACTACAACCCGACCGCGTCGCCTCTCAATCGCGTCCACACGGACAACCTGCAACCCCTTCGAGAGCATCCCCATGTAGACCCGAGCGAGCAGATGCGGATACTGGACCGGGCTCGGCGTCTTCCCATTCTTCAGGTCCCGGACGCTGACGGTCTCGATTCCCGTATCTGTCAGAATCTCAATGTCGGCCATCAACTCTCTCCCCTCGAAAGATCGTCCTCGGCGTAGGGGGCACTCGGGCCATCAGGAATTACCCCCTGTATCCACCCAACAGCAGGCCCCGCTCCGCCCTCGCCCCCCCCCACGCCTCGGACCCGTAACACGCCCTCATCCCATATACGCCAATCCCCCGCCCCCTGGGACAAGGATTCTCGACCATCGTTGCGGCCCGCCGCCCTATGTGACAGTTTTCCTCTCACTTCCCCCCGCTTACAGCAACTGTCAGACGATTCCTGGGCCAGCCCTCAGGAACTGAGACTTTTTCGATTTTTCCCTGGTGGCGGTGAAGGGGATAATGCACAGGATGGTGGATTTTCTTCGTGGTGGTGGAAGTCGTTGCAGGGCAACAACTTAGGGGCGCGACCTTGACAACTTGCGAGGGGTCGCTCAGGAATCCCCTAACCGTCGACGGGGCGCCCGGTTGCGGCGCTCGAGGGCGCCGGCGCCGTCGGCCGGCCCTGGCCCTGGCCCGGGGCCCTGGGGCAATCCCCAGGGGGCCGCGGGTCGGCCTAACTTGCGACCGGGCCGGCGTTTGGGCCGGGTCCAGGGGGCCCAGGTTTACAGAATAGCTATTATGCGACGCTGGCCGGCCTAACTGACGGCGGGGCAATCACTTAGCGCCTGACGTCAGGGCGCCCGGGGGGCCGGGCCGGGGCCAGGGCCGGGGCGATCCGGGGGGCCGGCCCCAGGGGAGACGGGCGACGGCCGGGCCCCGAATCCGGCCCCGGCGCCGGCCCTGGCCCTGGACCCGACCGGCGACACGGGGGCGTCAGGGGGTCCCCGGGTGCGCCCGGGGTCCAGGGGGGGCGCTCGAGGGGCGCCGGGGGTGCGGGTGCGGGGGTCCAGGGGGCGGGCCTGGGGGTCGGTTGCCGGCCTGGGGGGGGCGGCCAGGGTCGGGGGCGTTCGTCGATCCTGGGGCGATCCTGGGGCCCTGGCGGGCGCCCTGGTCGGGGGTCCGGCCCTGGCCCTGGGGCGGGCGCTCGAGCTCTCCGGGCGCCGGCCCTGGCCCTGGCGCTCGAGCTCTCCGGGCGGGGTCCAGGGGGCGGGGGGGGCGCTCGAGCTCTCCCCCTGGGGCGTCGGGTGCGGGGGAGCTCTCGAGGGGGCGGGCCAGGGCGGGGGTGCTCAGGGTCGGGGGCGGGGGCGTTCGTGTCTCCTGGGGGGCGTACGGGGGCCGGTTTGGGTGCGGTCGGGGCGTTTGGGCGTTTTCGGGGGCCTTTTGGGGTCGCCGGCGGGCGTCAGGGGTCGGGCGGTCGGCGCTCCTGGGGGCGCTCTCGAGCTCTCCGGGCGCCGGCCTGGGGCCTGGGGGGGCGATCCTGGGGGCGTCAGGGGGCGGGGGCGCTCTCCGGGTGCGGCGTCAGGGCGTCAGGGTCGCCCCTGGGCGGGCCCTGGGGCCTGGGGCGGCCAGGGGTGCGGCCTGGGGGCGTTCGTGTCTCCTGGGGCGATCCTGGGGCCCTGGCGGGCGCCCTGGTCGGGGGTCCGGCCCTGGCCCTGGGGCGGGCGCTCGAGCTCTCCGGGCGCCGGCCTGGGGGCGCTCTCGAGGGTCGGCGGGGGAGCTCTCCGGGCGGGGGTCCAGGGGGGGCGCTCGAGCTCTCCCCGGGGGGCGCTCTCGAGGGGGCGCCCTTGCGCCCTGGGTGCAGGGGGCGCCCTGGGGGCCGCGGGCGTTTTCGGCGGTTTCGGGGGATCCCCGGCGCCGTTTTCGGCGGTTTCGGCGTTTGGGCGGTTTCGTTTGGGCGGGGCGTTTTCGGGGGGGCCTATTCGATCGCGGCCGGGGGCCGCGGGCGCCCTCGAGGGGGGGGCGCCGGCGCCGGCCGGGGCCGGTGTCGGCGGGTCGGGTCCGGGGGCCCTCGAGGGCCGGCCCTGGGGCGCTCTCGAGCTCTCCGGCCGCGGCCAGGTCGGGGCGCTCTCGAGGGGGCGGCCCTGGGGCGATCCTGGGGCCGTCAGGGCGCCCCGGCGGCCTGGGGCGGCCAGGGGTCCGGCCTGGGGGCGTTCGTCGATCCTGGGGCGATCCTGGGCCCCTGGGGGGCGCTCCTGGGGGCGCTCTCGAGCTCTCCCCAGGGGCGCTCTCGAGGGGGCGGCCTTGCGGCATATCCGCGGCGATCCTGGGCGATATGCGGCGCCGGTACGGGGAGCGCCCCCCGCGGCCCTGGGACCTGGGCGCGGGGGGCGGGTGCGGTGTTGCGGGGATCGGGGCGGGCGGGCGGGGGCGCCCTGGGCGCCGGCGGGGTCCTCACGCCGGCGGGCGCCCCCTGGGGGCGGTCCCGGCGGGCGTGCTACGGTCCCGCAATCGTCGCCAGGCCGGCGGCGCTCTCGAGCGCTCCGGCCACGGGGCCCAAAGCCACGGCGGCGGCGGCCAGTACGGCGGCGGCCAGGGCGGCCCCTGCTATGACGGCCAGGCGGACGGCGCCCAGGTCGGGCGGCGGGCCGGCCGGCCCGCGGGGGGCCGGCGCGGGGTCCGATCCGCGCCAGGTTGCAGGCGCGGGCCCCAGGGCGCCGGCCGCGATCGCGTCACGGGCGGCGGTTGCGAGTGTTCCGGCGCCGGCCAGGCCGGCCCGGATAACGCCGACCAGGGCCAGGGCCAGGGCCCCGGCCAGGGCCAGGGCCCCGGCCAGGGCCAGGGCGCCGGCCTGGTCGGCTGTCTCTGTTAGCTTGTCGCCGGCGGCCTCGAGGCGGGCGCGGCGGCCGCGGGCGACCGTCAGGCGCCAAACGGGCGGCCAGGGGCGCGGGCCCCCGACGTCGCCCCCGGCGACCTGGCGCCAGGCCCAGGCGACGGCCTGGGCGCCCTGGCGGGCGTGGTAGGCCGTCGACCTGACGGCCCCCCAGGCCCTCGAGCGCTCGAGCGCCCAGGGGCCCAGGGGCCGGGTTGCGATCGCCCAGGCGATCGGGGCCAGGTCGGCCAGGTGGCGGGCCCGGCGGCGGGTCCAGGTGCGGCCGGCGCGGCCGGCGCGGGCGATCCTGGCGCCCAGGGTGCGGGCGGCCGCGGCCTGGGCGGCGTCATAGTCGGCCAGGGCGTCGGCCAGGGCGGCGGCGGCGTCATCGGCGCCAAACGGGGCGTGTGATCCCCGGGCGGCAACCTCGGCGGCCTCGAGTACGGCGGCCAGGGCGCGGCGGGTGCGGGTGCGGGCGGTCTCTTTCACTGTCTCCCCCTTGCGGGGGGGCCGGCCAGGAGCCGGCCCCGGTTGCGGTTGACTAGCTGTTGGCGCTCTCGGCGAAACGGGCCGCGACGGTCACGGGCTCCCCCTCGAGGCGGGCGACCAGGGGCGCCAGGCGCTCGAGCACGGCCACCAGGGCGGCGCGGGCCCTGACCTCGAGCTCGGCGCGGGCCTGGTCGGCCTCGGGGCCCTCGGCGTGGATCACGTCCAGGGCGCCGGCGTCGGTCGGGCCCTCGGGGTCGAAACGGCGCCCAAACTCGGCGCCGGCCTTGTCGACGTCGCCGGCGGTATCAATGGCGGCCTGGTATAGCACGGCCTCGACGGCGCGGGCGCCGGCCTGGGCCTGGCCGACCCGGCCGCGGTTGACGTCGGCCAGGTGCGCCAGGCGCTCGGCGTCGGTGTCATCCCGGGCCAGGTCTCCGGCCTCGAGGGCGGCGCCGGCCAGGACGTCGACGGCCCAGGCCTGGCCCAGGGCCCGGCCCAGGGCGTCGGCCAGGGCCTCGAGGCCCCGGGCGGCGGCGTCGATCTTCGCCCAGGCCAGGCCGGCGGCGTACGTCGCCCCGGCGGCGCCGGCCAGGGCCTGGCGGCGGTACGATCGGCCCGCGGCGATCACGGCCGCGGCGGTGTCCTCACGGCGGGCGCCGGCGGTCCGGGCCGCGGCCTCGAGCTCGAGGGCGGCGGCCTCGGCGTCGGCGTCGCCGGCCAGGCGGTCGGCCTCGAGGCGGGCCAGGTCGGCCGCGGTGCGGGCGGCCTCGGCGACGTTGCGGGCGGCGCGGTTGCAGGTCGCCAGGTCGCGGGCGTCGGCCGGGGCGACCAGGGCGGGCGGGGCGGTTTCGGTTGCGTTTCTCACTGTCTCCCCCTTGCGGGGGGCCGGCGCCCAGGGCGCCGGCCCGGTTGCGGTTGTCTACAGGTTGCCGGCCGGCGTGTCGCCGGCCAGGGTGTCGGCCAGGGCCTGGGCGCAGCCGGCGAGCTCGGCGGCGGCGGCGTTGTCCAGGCGGCGGGCGATCGCGTCGGCGTCGCCGGCGGCCCCCCTGGCGTCGGCCAGGGTGCGACGGGCGGCCCGCATATCGCGGGCGGCCTTGTCGGCGGCCTCGGCGGCCTTGCGGGCCCGGCGGGTCGCCAGGTCCAGGGCGCCGGCGGCCCTCGACGCCCGGCGGGCGGCCTTGCGGGCCAGGCGGTCGGCGGTCCGGCGCTCCCGGGCCAGGCGGGCGCGGTCGGCGACGTACTCCGGCCGCGGATCACAGCCGGCCGCGGTCCGCTGATCCTCGAGGGCCTGGGCGCTCTCGAGGCGGGCGACGGCCTGGGCGGCGGCCGTCAGGGCGGCGCCGGCCTGGGCCTCGGCCTCGGCCTCGACCTGGCGGGCCTCATCTCTCAGGCGCTCGACCAGGGCCGCGGCGCCGGCCAGGACCTCGGGCGCCGGGTTGCGGTAGGCCTCGAGGCGGACCGTTGCCAGGTGCCAGGAATGGCCCCCGCTGTGCATGTGCGGCGCCAGGCGGACCCGGGCGCGGTCGGTTTCCTCGTCGGCGTAGGCCTGGACCTCGACGCGACCCGACCAGCCGGCGGCGTGCGTGCGTACCCCCGACCCGGCCGACCCTAGACGGGTGGCGGCGGTCCGGCCCTGGCCCTCTGTCATCCCCTGGAAGCGTGCCATTAGTGGCCCCCTCTCTGGCCGGCGACGTCGCCGGCGGTTGTGGTGTCGGTTGCGATCACGGCGGCCGCGAATCCGGCCGCGGTCAGGCGCCGGGCGCCGACCCTGGCGGCGTCGGCGTCGGCGTCGGCCTGGTCGGCCAGGCGGGCGGCCCGGCGGAATGCGGCCGCGGCCCGGCGGGCCTGGCGCTCGGCGGCCTGGTCGCCCGGCCGGCGGGCGGCCGCGGCGTCGGCCGCGGCGGCCAGGCGGGCGGCCCTTGCGACCTGGCGGGCGGCCCGGTCGGCGGCGGCCTCGAGCTCGGCGGCGGCGTCTCTGATTGCGTCGGCGGTTGTCATTGTCTCCCCCTTGCGGGGGGCCGGCCAGGGGCCGGCCCCGGTTGCGGTTGACTAGCTGTCGGCGGATGCGTCGCCGACGGTCCCGGCCAGGTGCTCGGCCTCGAGCTCGGCGTCGGCCTGGGCGTCGGCGATCCGGGCCAGGGCCTGGCCGGCGCGGAGAGTGTGCAGGCGCTCATCTCCGGCGGCCCTGATCCGGCCGGCGATCGCGGCGACGGTCTCGGCGATCCGGTCGGCGTCGCCGGCCTGGATCGCGTCGGCGACGGTGTGCAGGTCATCCGGGCGGACGGCGACGCCCCCGGCGGGCGCGGCCTTGCGGGCGGCGGCCAGGTCGGCCAGGTCGGCGGCGGTCTCACTGGCGGCGGCGGCCTGATCGGCGGCGGCGGCCTTGCGGTCGGCGGTGCTCTTGCTCACTGTCTCCCCCTTGCGGGTGCTCCCCTCGGCGGCCCCGGCCGGATTGCCGGCGGCGGTCTCGGGGGGCGGTTTGTGTCCTGCTGTTGGGCGGTTTGTCGTCATGGGGGCATGGTAGCACGCCGGCGCCCAGGCCGTCAAGGATTATTTTCTCCCCCGTGTCGATTGTCGGCCGGCCCCCCTCGAGGCCGGGCCGGCGCCCCCTCGGGGGGCGGCGTATTCCGGCGGATTGCGGGCGCACGTTGCAAGCGGCGTGCCAAACGGTCGGCGACGCCCAGGGGCCGGGCCTCGAGGGCGGGCCCAGGGGGCGCTGGCGGGGGAGCTCGGCGCCGGCCTCGAGGGCGCCCCCTGGGGGCCGCGGGCGGCCTGGGGCGGCCCGGTGTCCAGGCCGGGGGCGTTCGTCGATCCTGGGGCGATCCCGGGGCCCTGGGCGACGCCCTGGCGCCGGCCCTGGCCCTGGCGGGGGAGCTCGAGCGCCGGCCGGCCCTGGCCCTGGCGGGGGAGCTCGAGCGCCGGCCGGCCCTGGCCCTGGCGGGGGAGCTCGAGCGCCGGCCGGCCCTGGCCCTGGCGGGGGAGCTCGGCGCCGGCCTCGAGGGCGCCGGGGCGGTTCGGCCTTGACTCGAGGCCGGCCGGCGTGCTACAATCGCGGTTCGGGTCGCCCCTGGGCGGCCCTGACGCCGGCCCCCGCGGCCCCCGACCTGGGCGGCCCCCGGCCGGCCCCCTCGAGGCGCCCCCGGCGCCCCCCCGGCCCCCTGGCCCCCCGGCCATATCACGCCCCCTAGCTTGCGAGCGATATGCCGACCCCTAGCTTGCGAGCGATATGCCGACCCCTAGCTTGCGAGCGATATGCCGACCCCTAGCTTGCGAGCGATCCCGACCCCCTTAGCTTGCGAGCGATCTCGAGACCGCGACCTTGCGAGCGATCTCGAGACCGCGACCTTGCGAGCGATCTCGAGACCGCGACCTTGCGAGCGATCCCGACCAGGCCCCAAACGGTCGGCGCCCCGGCCTCGACAAGGGGAGAGACCAGGGCGCCCGGGCCCCCGTTTGTGCGGGGGCGTTTTCGTTGTGTTTTCTAGGTCGCCGGGGGCGCCTCAAGGGCCCCGGCGACCCGGGCCGCGGCCTTGAGCTCGGCGTCGCGGGCGGCCTCGGCGTCGTCATAGTCGACAATCCGAACCTGGACCCCCGGCGTCGCGTCGCCGACGTGGGCGACGCCCCCCAGGACCTCGACGGTCACAAACGGGGCGCCGTCGATCTCCAGGCCGGCCAGGGCGATCTCGAGCTCTCCGGCGACGTACTCCGCGGCCTGGCGCCTCGGCTCGATCTCCGGGAACTCGCCCCCCTCAACGTCGGCGGCGGCCGCGGCCAGGAGCTCGACCTCGGCTCTCAGGGCCCGGATTGCGAAACGGGCCCGGTCGGCCAGGGCCTCGGCGCCGGCGCGGGCGACCTCGAGGGCCTGGGCGTACTCCTCGACCTCGCGGGCGTGTCGGTACTCCGTCATAACTTCCTGATCCTCGGCCTCGAGCGAATAGTACGCCCTCAGGTCGGCGGCCCAGGTGTCCAGGACCTCGGCGTCGCCCCGGCCCCCGTGTACCTGGGCGCCCGGCGACACGTACTCAGCCAGGGCGTCGATCACGTACTGCACGCCGTCAGGCGTCAGGGAAGCGCCCAGGTACTCCCCACATTCTGCACAGTGCAGGGGCGAATCCGTTTCGCCCCCGCCGTCAGGATACGGGCCGGCCGGCCAGGTGTCGGTGTCGGCGTCATCACGCGACGGGCGCCGGGCCGGGGCCCTGCCGGCGGCCTCGAGCTCGGCCTGGATCGCGGCGGCGCAAGTTTCACAGTAGATGTCGGCCTGGTAGATGTAGACGTCCATGTTGCCCCCCTTGTCGGTTGCGGCCCCCTCGAGGGCCAGGCGGCCCCCGGGCGACGGCGCCCGGGGGCCTGATCGGCGTGCTACTTCTCGAGTCTCAGGGGCATCAGGATCGACCTGACGCCCTGGGCGCCCTGGTCGCCGGCGGCCTCGATCACGGCCGCGGCGACGGGCTTGGTCCATCCGACCCTGATCCGCTCCCCCTCGGGGAGATGCACCAGGGCGGCGGCCAGGTAGTCGCCATTGTATCCGGCGGTGAACTCGGCGGGCCCGCCGTCGACGTCGATGTACTCCCAGGCCTCGCCGACGTCGGGCGTCGACACGGCGACCTTGCAGCGCCCCTTGCGGACCTCGAGACGAACCTGGTTCGTCAGGGTGTCGGCCAGGGGGGCGACGCGATCCAGGGCGCCGGCCAGGGCGGCCCGGTCGAACGTCGCCCAGGTCGCCGGCGTCGGGATCACTTGACGGTAGTTTGGGAATGGCCCCTCGAGCGCCCGGGCGACGATAGTGACCAGGCCGATCTTGAACCCGACCCGGCCGGCCCCGTCGGCCTCGACGTATCCGAACCTGACAGGCGCCGGGGGCAGTTTCGCCTTGCGGGCGGCCTTCAGGTCGGCCGCGGCCTCGGCGGCGGCCAGGGCCAGGGCCTTTGGCGGCACTATGACGGCCTTGTCGGCCAGGCCGTTGGTGCGGGCGGGGAGCTCGGCGGAGACCAGGCGGTGGCCGTCGGTCGCCGTCGCCAGGACCTGGCCGTCGCCGACCTCGACAAACACACCGTTTAGACTCGGGCGCGTTTCGTCGGTCGACGTGCAGAACCTGACGCGATTGTCCAGGGCGACCAGGGCCTCGGCGTCGATCTCGAGGCCCGGCGCCGGCGCCGGCCGGATCGACGGGAACTCGGGCGCCGGGAATCCCAGGACCTTGACGGTTGTCGGGCCCAGGGTGAGCTCGGCGCTCTCCGGGTCGCCGGGCTCGGTCTCCCCCTCGGCGGGCGCCGGGGTCTCGGCGTATATGGTCACGGCCTCGATCCCCTTTGCGCCCTTCAGGACCTTCAGGAGACGGTCGACGCCCAGGACCACGGCCCCGGCCTCGAGCTCGGCGCCGGCCTCGGCGGCGATCCGCCGGGTCACGGTCACGTCTAGGTCGGTCGCCGTCGCCAGGAGCTCTCCGGCCTCGACGTCGACGGTCATGTACGCCCCCGACAGTACGGGGAGCGTCGCCTTGTTCGATGCTACTTTCTTCAGGCCCCTCAGGGCGCTCTCCAGGTCGGCACGTGCTACGGTTGCCCTCATATCTTGCCCCCTTGTCTCGGCGGCCTCGGCGGCCGCGGCCCTTGTCTGATGTCGGCCGGATTGCCGACGTTTAGAGTCTAGCATACATGCCCCCATGCTGTCAAGCGCCTTTTTGTGCTTGCGTCAGGGTCGGCCGGCGTGCTAGACTCGAGGCCTCGAGCGATCCCCAGGGCCCGGCCCTGGGGAGCTCGACGTCGGCCCCGGCCGGCGCCCAGGGGGAGCTCGAGGGCCCCGACCTGGCGCCGGCCTCGAGGGGGCGCCCAGGGGGAGCTCGAGGGCCCCGACCTGGCGCCGGCCTCGAGGGGGCGCCCAGGGGGAGCTCGAGGGCCCGGGACCGGCGGCGATATGTCGCCCCCTAGCTTGCGAGCGATCCCGACCTCGAGCTTGCGAGCGATCCCGACCTCGAGCTTGCGAGCGATCCCGACCTCGAGCTTGCGAGCGATCCCGACCAACACAAGGGGCCCCAGGTCTATAGACCTGGGGCCCCTTAGCTTGCGAGCGATATGTCGCCCCCTAGCTTGCGAGCGATCCCGTCAACCGGCGGCGGCGGCCGACGTGGGCTCTCGGTAGCCCAGGGGGACCCGGTTGCGAATCTGCCCCTTCAGTCGGTCGGC